TTAAGGTTAATAACGCAGGTGCCGGAAGATATGCTATTTTAGAGAAATCGCCAATCAATACTTTTGGCAATTTTAACAAAGAATATAATATCGTTTTTAGTGAAAAAGGTACTGTTAAAATTCTTGATTCCATTTGGGATTACGGAAGAAGCAACTACGGTTACGATGATGCAACTTTTTCTGAAACTTTGTATGATCAAGTGCCCGACTTGGAAGTATTTTATATACTAACTGCATTAAAGAATGATATTTTTATAGGCGAGTTGAGATCAAATTGGAGCACCTTATTCTTTAAGGCAGTAAGGTACGCGATGTCTGAACAAAAATTATTAGATTGGGCATTTAAGACATCATTCATCAATGTAACTACCCTTGCAGGTAATTTAGATCAGCGACCAGTCCGACGACTAGATAATGAATCATACTTTGAAAAGTACGTTATGGAAACAAAGCCATATCGTACTAAAATTAGAAACTTTATTTCAAAGTATACAAATGAAACTGTTGACTCTTCTATAGTTAATGTTACAGATTTTGATTTACCTTCCTACTTTGATTATGATACTCGGGAGTTCAAAACTGTTGAGCTAGGAAGCCCTCTTCTTGCTGAACATCCGTGGAATGCCTGGGCCAATAATTACAAGTATCAAGTAAGTGAAATTGTAGTGGGTGATGGTGGTGAAGGATACACTTCTAGGCCCATTGTTACTATAACAACCGCTACTGGTGATACAGGCACGGGCGCAACTGCTGAGGCGCATATAAGAAACGGTGCTCTTTACAAAGTTGAAGTTACAAATCCAGGTAATGGTTATGTTATCCCCCCAATAGTTGAGATTGTCGGTGGCGGCGACTTTGTAACTGAAAAGGCACGTGCTACTGCAATACTAGGTAATAACCCTATAAGAAAGAATACAATTGGTATTAGATTTGATCGGGTAAGTGTAACGTCTGACACAGCATCTGATCAAGTTACTGAAACTTTTATTTGCGAAGGCAATAAGAATTCAATTGAATTAACATGGTATGCTGATGACGATAAGTCTACAGTGACACCGTTACTTGATGGTAAATTAGTGTTTGCTCCTGATTATAGGATTGAACATTATGAAGCTTTAGAAAAAGGGTATAACCGAAAGAAGTCTAGATTTGTGTTCTTGAAGGTCGTTCCAACAAGCGGACAAATATTTAAGATAACTTATAACAAGAATATCAACTTGTATACTGCGGTTGACAGGATCAACACACTATATCAACCATCTGATGTAATGCCAGGAAAAGAGTTAGCATTGTTAATGTCCGGTGTTGAGTATCCTCGAACTCAACTACAAGGACTGCCGTTTAGCTATGCATCGCCTTTCACAGAAGTTGGACAAGACTGGTTGAATAACTCGTGGGAAGATCAGATAACTGACTTTGCTAGTGCAAAACTTGTAAGCACTGCATCGATACAGGACAGTATATTGTACTTAGATACTGTAGAAGGAGTTGTGCCTGGCCAAATAGTTAATGTTATGAATTCTTCTACAAGAAGAGTCCGTACTGGCACTACAGTAGAAGTAGTCAACAAAGCAAATAATTCTGTAACTCTAAGGACACCTACTTATAGAATTAAAAAGATGAGGGCATCTGATGTAGTTGTAGGATCTACAATTACAGTTTGGACATCTGAAGAATTTAACGGTGATAGTAGACACGGAGATATTCGAGTCAACGATGTGGTGTCTATTAACAACGTTGACACTGAAACTGTACTTGGATTCAATGGTGAGTATGTTGTTGATAGTATTCTAGATAATAACAAGTTTTCTATCAAAGTAGTAAACGAGTTATCGACAACTACAGTGGGAACATACTCAACTAACTCCCAAGTTAAAGTGTTTAATATTTTAGAAACTATTGAACCTGGGCCGCAAGTTGAGTTTTGGAGATATTCTCATGACGAATCGAGTCTAGACACTGCGCTTTCTGCAGGTACTTGGAATGCTCAAGGCGCTTTAGTTGGTGCACTTGGTTTGTCTCCTGATGATATAATAATTGACGGTGATACATTCTTAAATCCTAATTCTAGCCATGCACCTGAAGAATGTTTGCCAGGGTATGTTACTGAAAGTTTGGGAATTAATGTTTATACCAAAGCAGTTAAGTCGTACCCATTATCTATATCAAATGTTATATCAGTTAAAGCTGACGAAGTAACTAGGGTTAGAGTAGGAATGTCTTTGAATGAAGTAGCAGGCATTTTAGTGCATGTGAACGGTGTAATGTTTGATAGGATATCTGGCACTGATTTTACCACTTACAGTCAGTTTACAATTAATGAAGATAGTATCATTGTCGCTCCTCAACCTAGAGATGCAGTGCTATCATACACTGTAATTACAATTGGTGGTGACCAAGAACTCGACACAAACGTCGTTACAGTTGTGGATCAAACAGAAGCAAATATCACTAGTTTAGCTAGTTATTACGATATAAAGAAGGCTTATGTCTTATTTGACGGTATTGAAATTCCTGAAATAACTGGTGATCCTTCGCAGTTTGCAGGAGTGGGATATATATTGACTTATACAAATGAAAAGAATAAACGTGCGTGTGTCAAAGTATACAATATTCCGTTAGGTGAACATACTATCGAAGCGTGGTTCTTTAAGACTACCTATGCTGAATTTAATAGTGTGCGTGAGCAGAAGTTCGATGTAAGAGAGTCTCTTGATACATTTACGTTAATGTATCCTCCTGGAAAGTCAGAACCTATGAGCCCTCAGGCAATAGTTGAAATTAGCATTGACGGAGATCCAAATGCTAGAAAGAGATTAACCCCGCCAGGAGTCAGTTATTATGAAATTACGAACGGGCAGAGAGTCTTTAAGGTAGATAGTGATCTCGCGAGACCTGCAAATACTTATAGCTATGATAATGTTGAAGTGTTTGTGAACGGTGTTGAGATGGTATCTATCTATGATTACACGTTAGATGAAACACTCGGACAAATTACATTAGTATCTAATAGATTCAAAAATGGCGATGTAGTTGCAATCGTAGGATTAGTAGATGGTGAATACGATTACGTTATCACTGGGAATATTTTGAAACTAACAACTGACCTAGTTGGCACTAATACTGAACCACAGGTTTTGAAAGTAATAACATTTACGAATCATGACGACATGCTTTTAAGAACTGAGACTTTCAAAATTGGAACTAATTATATATTCAAATTAAGCAAACCTGCAATTAACGACAATTACGTTTGGGCATACCTAAACGGCAAGCCGTTAATAGCACGGTACGATTACGATATACTGGATGATAGAAGAACTATTCAGCTATCACTTGTAAATCTAAAGCCTGAGGACGTTCTGATGGTCACTACAGTCAATCCTCCATACATCGGTGATAGGATTGTTGCTTACAGACAATTTAATGATATATTGGGAAGAACTCATTATAAGAGGATTGCGCAGTACCATAGCACTACTCTTACTAAGCCGTTAACGATAACTGATACTGAGATTCATGTAGCAGATTCTGCTAAGTTAACTACGCCCAACGCTGCAAGAAATAAGCCTGGTATTATTATAATTGATGGTGAACGGATTGAGTTCTTTGTCAAAGACGGAAATGTACTTTCTCAATTGCGTAGAGGAACTTTAGGAACTTCTCCTGCTTTCTATTCAGAAGTTGGTACTAAAGTCATCGATCAGAGCGTTCAACAGACTATGCCATATTCGGATTCTGTTGTTGCACAGACTACAATTACTACTACTGCAACATCATATGTAATTGATACATCAACAATTGTTCTATCAACATTGACTAACGTAGTTGACCAGATTTCTGTATTTTACGGTGGCAGACAGTTAAGAAAATCTGAGATTTCAGTTCATAATTCATTGGTATCTTTTGATACTACGCCTCAGAGTATTGTCAAACTACCACCAGAATTTACTGTAAACACTTCTACAAATGAATTATTGTTAAATATTTCTGGAGGTGTTACATCAGGTGTTGAACTTGTAGTTTCTCAAAAGAGGGGTTATGTGTGGACAGGTACGGAATCGTTAATCACAAGTAACGTTATTCAGGCTCAGTTCTTAAGAGATAAAGAAGCAACATTGCCTGATATATACTATTATGGCGGTGACGCTACGTTGCTAGATGAGAGTTATTCACCTATAACCGATGAAGAGAACAACCCATTAGAAGGATATTAATAAAATGCCAAAAACCACGCAACTTCCGCTTATTCCTTTTGCATCGACTGCTACAAGTTTTGTCGTAGTCGATAACAAGCTGACTAAACGGTTGGATTATACTACTCTATTCAATAGTTTTACTGCTCAAGTCTCTGATAGATTATTAGTAGGACCTACTGGACCTCAAGGAGTTCCGGGCCCAGCAGGTGGCCCAATACCTATTGGTGGGACTGCTGGTCAAATTCTTGTAAAGACTACATCTACTAACTACGCGGTCGAATGGAGAGATCCTACTTCTGGTATTCCGAGGGGAGGTTCTAGTGGACAGTTGCTTGCAAAGACATCGTCTGCTGATTATTCAGTAGGATGGGTAAACAGTACATCATTGCCCCCTGGTGGAACTACTGGTCAAATACTTGCAAAGACATCGTCAACTGACTATACAGCAGGTTGGGTCACTAACGCACCTTTACCTGCAGGCGGTACCACTGGCCAAGTATTGTTAAAGTCTTCAAACGCAAATTATGATGCAACATGGGGCGAATCAATTAGTGTTCCGCTAGGTGGGACTAGTGGACAAGTTTTGGCAAAGTTGTCTAACACTGATCGAGATATCGGATGGGTCGATCCGGAACCGTCTGAAATATCTAGTAGGCGGATATTTTCTACATCTACCGCAGTTATTTCTGACGGTGCAGTAGCTAATATTACGTTACCATCTTATGAAAATTATGTAGTTTTGAAGATAGAAACGTCTCACCCTGCTTGGGTAAGATTATATTCGGATCAAGCAAGTCGAACAGCAGACAGCACTAGGGCCCAGGGTGCTGACCCGGCACCAGGAAAAGGAATTATTGCAGAAGTAGTCACCAACGAGGGATTTCTTACCCAGTTAATTACACCTGGTATAGTTGGTATGAACTTTGATACTATCCCTAACAATAACATGTACTTGTCTGTAAAGAATAACTCTGGACAATCGAGGTCGATAACAATTAATTTGACTTTATTAAGTTTGTCTGGTCTAGCATCTATCGTTACATCCACGAGGGTAGAGGTTGGGCAAACAACTGCATCTTTAGAAAATAATTCAACAGGTAATATTACAGTGATAGGTAGTAAGGCTTATATGCTTTCTAAAATTTCAACATCTGCTCCTGCGTGGGTTAGGGTGTATACTGATGCTAGCAAACGATCTACTGATGCTAGTCGAAGTATTGATAATGATCCCGTTCCTGGCAGTGGAGTTATTGCAGAAGTGCTAACTTCGGTCTCAGCTTTATCGCAAATAATAACTCCTGGTGCAATTGGATTTAATACTGACACTATTGTTTCGAATAATTTATACCTGGCAGTCACTAATAAGTCAGGTTCTACAGCACCAATTGCAGTTATTTTAACATTAGTTCCTATAGAGGTGTAATTATGCAAGATGAAAACCTAAAAGAATACGTTGTTACGCTTCACAGGTATGAAGACCTAGAAGAGTTCTATGAAGATATGGAAACTCCGGGAGGGAACTTATACATTCCAGATAGAGCAGTGGGAGTCTGTTGCCGTAGATCAGTTAGTCGAAGTACACACTACATGTTAACTGCTGAAGAGGCAGAGACTGTTAAGAATGACCCCAGGGTTCTTAGTGTTAGTCCAACTTTAGAAGATATGGGTATTCGTGCAGTCCCATTATGGGTTGAGTCTGGAGAATGGGACAAGAGTCCAAATGCTCCTACTTCTCAGCAAAGAAATTGGGGCCTGTTAAGATGTGTCGAAGGACAAACTCGTTCAAACTGGGGCAGTGATGGTACTAGTACTATTAATGATACTGTTCGCACCACATCTAGTGGAAAATATGTAGATGTTGTAATAGTTGACGGGCACTTGATACCAGATCATCCAGAGTTCTCTGTGAATGCCGACGGCACCGGCGGATCTAGGGTAGTTCGGTACAATTGGTTTTCATTGAATCAAGAACTTGGAATCGGAAATAATGGCACTTATAGGTATTTGAATCATGAGTCCATCTCAGAGGATTCTCACGGGAATCACGTTGCAGGTACAGCAGCAGGCAATTCTCAAGGATGGGCCCGGGATTCAACCATCTATAATATATCACCATACGGTGACCATCCAGACTTTAATCAGTACTTTATTGATTATGTTCGTTTATGGCACAGAAAAAAACCTATAGATCCTGTTATTGGTAAAAGAAGGCCTACGGTAGTCAATAATAGTTATGGGTTTATCAGAACTGTTCCGATATCTATAATTACATCGATAGTGTTCAGGGGAACTGCATATGCACCCCCTTATACCAATCAACAGTTAGTATCTTTTGGCTTTATTCTCAGCGGTGATGGTAATTCTGTTCGATATAGAGTTGGTGAAGCTATCTATTTAGGTGAAGACTTTAAGGATGCAGTAGAAGAAGGTATTATAATGGTTGCCTCCTCCGGTAACGAGAATTCATATATTTCTGAACCCAGCACTGATCCTGCAAATGATTATAACAATTATATAGTTTTTAGTAATCAAACTGACTACTATAATCGAGGCGGCATCGGTGCAATTACTGGCGTAATTAGTGTAGGCGGAATAGATAGGACTGTAGTAGAAAGAAAAGGATTTTATAGCAATTATGGCCCTAGGGTTGACATTTATGCGCCTGGGTCGAGTATTTTAAGTTCTGATAATTCCATTGGACTGGGCGCCGATTATAGAAATGCTAATTATCGAATAGGAAAAAAGTCAGGGACTAGTATGGCAGCTCCGCAAGTAACTGGAGTGCTTGCATGTATTGCCGAACAAGATTTAGATATTACACCTGCTTCAGCGCTTGCTTATCTAAAAGAATACGGTAGTAAAGGTCAGATTGTTGATTTTCCGGAAAGTGATGATTATCGATTTACAGATAGCGAAAATTTGTATTTGAAGTACTATAGCCGCCGCCCGAAAGAGGGTAATCTATACCCTATTGCAAGTCAAGGCCTTAGACCCTCGTCTGGGCAAACTTGGCCTAGAACTAAGATATATAGATATGGAAAATAATCTAAGAAAAATAGATAGATAAATATCATTATGGACAATAAAACTATGAGCACCCCACCGTCAAACCATAACAGTTTGCCTCAATCTAAGCCAAACGAAGCAAGCAATGTTAGTATACAAGGACATATAAAGATTTTTGATCCAGTTAGTAAGGAAGTCTTTATAGATAAAAGGAATGCAATACATTATGAGAATTTCAGCATTGCATTGGCACAGAGCTTGGCAAATCAAGGAGAAGGCACCATTGCCGAGATGGTATTTGGTCGTGGCGGAACAAGGGTAGACGCGACAGGAATTATTACGTATCTAACTCCTAATACTGTTGGCAGCGGCGCTGCATTGTACGACCAAACATACTATACAACTGTTGATGCTAGGCAAATGAGTTCTAGAGACCCGGCAAGAAATTTTATGGAAACACGACATGTTGCTGGTGTACCTTACACAGATATTTTAGTTAGTTGCTTGCTAGATTTTGGAGAACCGGCTGGTCAAGCTGCGTTTGATAATAGCACGAATGCGGACGGCGCTTTTGTATTTGATGAATTAGGCTTGCGATCTTACAGTCCAGACGGTCCTAACACTGGTTTACTATTAACCCACGTTATTTTCCATCCTGTTCAAAAGTCATTGAACCGAATGATTCAAATTGATTACACTGTCAGAATACAAAGTCTTACTGGGAATTAAAAATGACGACAACATCATCATACACATTAAAATTTTCAGATCCTAACAATTCTGATGTTATCGTAGTCGAAGGTACTAAGATTAGTACCGGGAAAAACAATTATGATACTAGTTTGGACTTAATTGGACCTGGATATCCCAATTTTGGACAAGCAACTGCCCAAAACTTTTTGAAATTATTAGAAAATTTTGCAAGTCCTACACCACCTGTTAATCCTGTCAAGGGACAGTTGTGGTATGATACAAGTGAACCTGGAAGATTTGTACTTAGAGTAAACAATGGTACTCTTTCTACAAATAGATGGCCTAGTGTTAGCGGAACTTATCAACAACCTAATGATCCAGCGATTGAATATCCTCAATCTATTCGAGAAGGGGACATTTGGGTCGATACAAGTGCAAGCCAGTTAAAGATTCGATATTCATCTAGGTGGTTGGTTGTAGGTCCGAATTTTTCTGCTGGTGAAGAGCAGACTGGACAAGAAGCTAAGTTTATTGAAGATGTATCGGGAACACCATATCCAGTTATTTTTAATTGGGTAAACGGCAAAGTAGTTGAGATAATTTCTTATTTTGAATTTACTCCTAGGACAGTAATTGAGGGGTTTTCTACTATTTTACCAGGATCTAACTTAACTTCAAGGATTCCAGTGAAGTACAACGGTCTAGCAGATCGTGCATCTTCTTTGGAACTATCACCTGGTTTAACAATAAGAGCATCTGAAGTATTAAAAAATCGAGCAACAAGCCAAGTTCATACAGGCACGTTCACTGTTGAATCAAACACTGGATTGATAGTAAGACATAGTAATGCAATTGAGTCTCTGAAACTTAGTACTACTAGTGTTAATGGTGTTACAAAGGCTTTTATAGATTTTTCTAATCTACAAACTAACTCCTCATTCAAGATAGGCATTAAGGAAAACTCCTACATTCTTATGAACTCTAATGGAAATATTGGAGTTAATACTGCTACATCCCTGGCAACCTTACATGTTAATGGTACTGGACGATTTAATGGCAGTCTTGCTGTTGGCGCAGGGTTAACAGTATCAGGAAACGCATCTTTTAGTGGGAATGTTCAGTCAGCAGGGATGACTGTGAATGGAGTAATGACAGTTACTAATGCAATTAACCTCAGTATTCCTAATGCAGACGGTGCAATTATAGGTGTTGAAACTGACGAGACTTATGATATCGGCACTGATACTAAGAAGTTCAGAAAAATCTATGCCAAAGAAGTCGGTGTCGAAGGTGTAACTAGATTTCTTGGAACTTTAGAGGGTCAAGCAACATCTTTGGCGACCCAAAAGAAATTTAGTATATCTGGACAAGTCTCTGCATCTTCTATAAATTTCGATGGAACTGACGACGTTAATTTGTCGGCATCGTTGAGAAGGTCAGCAATTACTGCGCAAACGGCAATCACTGAGCCTTCCCCTACGCATATGTTATTGGTGGCAGATTCCGCAGTACCGACTCAAGATTTAAGACAAATTTCTAGGGCAAACTTCTTAAAAGATGTGCTACCATTCCTTGTACCTACAGGAATGATCATGCCATTTGCAGGTCCAGGACCGGTATCTGGATTTTTGAAGTGTGATGGGAGCAGCTATAGTACAATTGGAGAGTACAAACCGCTGTTTGATGTAATAGGCACTACGTATGGTGGAGTGGCCGGAAACTTTAATGTTCCAGATTTGACTACTCAAATGTATAGTAACTCTACAGATTCGTCTCCAACACCAATTGCAATTAACTATTATATAAAGACATAAACTATGGCATACATTATCTACAATAATTCTGGTGAAGTGGTAGTAACAATAGCAGACGGGGACGTTGATAGTTCTGCGACTAGTTTAGACTTGATCGGAAAGAACAGAAACAATTATGGTGAATTTCACAATACTAATCTAGTCAAACTCTTGACTAGTTTTGCTTCACCGGAAAATCAGCAACCTAGAAGTCCGCAAGTTGGGCAGTTATGGTTTAACAGGACTACAAAAAGACTATGCGTGTACGACGGGTCATCCTTTAAGCCAACGTATGGTGCAACTGTTAGTAGCACTGCGCCTCTAACGACTAGTACTGGTGACTTATGGTATGATACGATTAACAGTCAGTTAAAGATTTGGAATGGAAATAATTATAAAACAATTGCACCTAATACATCTGCATTGTACGGTAAGTTTGGTATAGAACCAGTAGATATCGATGATGTTTCTACTGGATTACCTGCACAAGTTAGTTCAATATATTCTTATGGTACTGGCATGGGTTTTATTACTTCATCGACGGTACAAATAAGTGCGGGGGATGCAGATCGATTCTTTGGCGTCGGTTTGCAGTCTGCTATTAATGAGGGTATGACTATTATTGGTGGCGTTGATATATACGGTGATATTTTTGTTAGGGGAGATCGTCAGATACCTCCAAATAAAACGTTATCTTTAACAGTTGGGACCAGTGATAATACAGAAATTGCATTTATATTAGATAAAATGTTTCCAATAGTTTCGGATCCAGGACAAGATCAATTGGGTTACACTGTTGGGTCAGAAGCTCGTGTATATTCTACAAATGATGGAAATGTTCGACGATTTAAGATAGATAATGTTGGTCTTGGACCTATGTGGATTCCGTATAATCTGTACTCCGGCACAAACATAGTAAATTAAGGAAAATCGATGCCATATATTATTAATAACACAAACGGCACTATTGTTGCTACAGTGCAGGATGCTAGTTTAGATAGAACTACTGATTTAATTTTTGTAGGAAGAAACTACGCAGGATATGGTGAAGTACAAAACGAGAATTTCTTAAAGCTCTTAGAAAATTTTGCGAGATTTTCACCACCGCCTCGACCAATTGAAGGACAACTTTGGTATAACACCTCGAGTAAAAGTCTAAATCTCTTTGATAGCACGGGTTGGAAGGGTATTGCTAATTTAGAAGTAAGCTCTACTAACCCTTCATCTTCTAAAAATCCTAGACCTGGTGATTTATGGTATGAGACGAATGAACAGCAGTTGTATGTATTCAGTGGATCTTCGTACCGATTAGTTGGGCCGTTGTCTGGCGCAGCAACATTGGGGCAGTGGTTCGGTTCTTATGAGAACAGTATAGAACTCGATAAAAAGTTTACAATTAAGGCAGTCGTAGGTACAAATAACGAAGTAATTGCAGTAGTAGCAGACGCTTCATTTACGGTACAGAAAGGAGTCGGGCAGTCTGATGATAGACCGTTCACTGGTAATGTAATTAAACGAGGTATAACATTGGTTGGCGCCAATCCCGCCACTGGTGTATCAGCTACGAGTACATCTACTGGGGCACTACTTTGGGGCACTGCTGCACATGCATTAGTTGCAAATACCGCATTAAATTCTTCAGGAATTGCTGCGACACCTGCCGATTCTTCTAATGAAGATCATTTACCTATTTTTAGAGCTAATTCAGGAACAGTTCACACCGATTCGGCATTCAAGTATAATCCTTTGTCAAATACGCTAACTGCTGGCGTGTTTCAAGGTGTGGCAACATCTGCTAGGTTTGCTGATTTGGCAGAAAGATATGAAGCAGATGCAGTTTATGAACCTGGAACAGTTGTTATAGTTGGCGGATCGGCTGAAATAACAGTGACCTCGAAACGTGCAAATACTGCAATTGCGGGTGTAATTAGTGAAAATCCAGGTGTTAAAATGAATTCAGATGCTGGTTCTGACTTAACACACCCTTATGTTGCTCTAAAAGGTAGAGTGCCATGTAAAGTATCAGGACCCGTCAAGAAGGGCGAACTATTGGTTACATCAACCAGAGACGGATATGCAGAAGCAATGAGACCTGATGATAGTCCGAACGCAGTTATAGGAAGAGCTCTTGAGGATTTCAAAGGCTCTTACGGAGTAATTGAGATTAAAATCTAAACAGCCATCGGTGCCTTGATGGCATCGTGGCTTGTGTAGCCTATTAAGTCAATATCATCCATTGAAAACTTGTTAATATCTGTAATTCCTGGATTTAATTTTAGTTCTGGAAGAGGTAGCGGTTCTCTAGTTAGCTGCTCTTTGACTTGCTCTACATGGTTGCTGTAGATGTGTGCATCGCCCAATGTAATGATTAATTCGCCTACTTCTAAATTACAAACTTGTGCAATCATGTGAGTAAACAGTGCATATGATGCAATATTGAATGGGACGCCCAGGAACATATCAGCACTTCTCTGATACATTTGACAACTTAGTTTTCCGTTGCTAACGTAGAATTGGCTCATCATATGACAAGGAGGCAATGCCATTAGCTCAAGTTCGCCTGGATTCCATGCAGTAATAATATGACGCCTGCCGTAAGGATCTTTCTTAATTCCTTCAATTAATTCTGCAAGTTGATCATGATTTTGTAAGACTACTTTATTGATTCTAATCAACGGCTTTCTCCATTTTCGCCATTGTACACCATAAACCCTTCCTAAGTCACCTGCATGTCTTTGCAGTCTTTTGTTGACCCAATATGGAGCAGATGCGTTGTCGGACCAAATAGTCTTTTTATCAGTATATCGTTCACCGTACAGAATTTCTTTAAGCCTGTTTTCGTCACCACTGCCCTCTATAAACCATAGAAGTTCGCTTTTGCAAGCCTTCCAGGCAAGTTTTTTAGTTGTTACAGCAGGGAATCCTTTAGATAGATCAAATCGCATTTGGACACCAAATTTGCTGATAGTGCCTACTCCAGTTCTATCAGGTCTGTGTTCACCAGTTTCTAATATATCTTTGAGTGCGTTAAGGTATGCGTATTCTGGATGTGTCATAGATTGTATTCTTTTATTGTATATTTGATTGGATCATTAAATTTAGCAAGTTCTTGAACTTTTGTAAAGTTTTTTTGAACATATTCTAAATCAAAGAACGTATCGCATTGATAACTTTCTTCAATTTCTGTAATATAAAATCTATCTATGATATCTAAATATGTTGTATAAACAGTGCTTCCACCAATGATAAAGATTTCTTTGTCAGGGTATTCATTGCTACAGAATACTAATGCAGTATCTGGATCGCTAAATGTGTGATCTGCCCTGGTATCACCGGAATAGTCAGTTGTTTTAGATAGGACAACATTTACTCTGTTAGGCAACGGCTTTGCGCCTATGCTCTTCCATGTAGTTGACCCCATAATAACAACATGACCTGAGGTCATATTTTTGAACCAACTCATGTCACCTTTAAGATGCGGCCAGGGCATTTGACCATTAAATCCAATGCCCTGGTTCTTATCAACTGCCACTAAACAGTTAACCATTAAGCCCCTGCTTTTACAGTTTTTGCTTTTGGTTTAGGCGGATCTAGTTCATCTGCCTTTTTGCGTAGAGCTTGGGCTTCTTTGAACAGTTTGTCTGCCATTGATCGTAGATCTCCGGGAGTTACTACGGCAGGTTTAGATTCCTCTACAGAGGGCGAATGCTCCACTTCCTCCGTAGTAATGATTTCTTCTTTTGGTCTAGAAGATGTGTTTTCTGACTTCTTACCATCAGTTACTGCAAGATCTTCTACCCTGACACCTTTTTGATCAGCAATGACTTGATTGAGTTCGTTCAAAAGGATTTGAGTATGATTGTTCGGAGTCATGAATACAAGATTTGTGGGAACTTTTTTCAAGTGACCCCTAGTATGCAACCAATTTAGCATTATTTCCCCGTCAGGGAAATGTCTTGCTGCTAAAATATCAGCTAGCTCGTTTGCTTGTTGCCCTGCATCACTTTCAATGACGCCCATTAGCGCGTCGTGATACGCATCGGGTAATCCGTTAGTGCCTACTACTAATGCACTTAGTGGTTCGCCCGGAAGTGTCCTATAAACTACAGCAACTCTTGCAGAGTTGTTTTTCATTTTTCCCACATGTTTCATGTGTGTCTCCTTATTTATTCTTTAGCCGGTTGTTCTTCAGTTGTTGAATTCTCGGCATTAGCTGCATTAGCCGCTTGTACAGCATTTAGGAATGCATTTAGTTTGTCATATACTGCACCAACAGCAGAGATTTCTTCTCCACCGAATGCACCTCTACGGATAGCAGTATCGACAATTGCTCGAATGTTTACTAAATCTTTAACTGAAAGTTCAGCCGGACGTGGTTCTTGAGTTTCTGTTTGTGTTTGGGTGTTTTCCATAATTCAATTCCTTAATTTTTATGTAAGTGTTGGCATCCTATTGTCAACATCGAAAGTTCGCTAGGGTCTTCTAATCCTATTTCTGTAACTTTGGTAATTTGCTTATTGCCATCAAGTTTGTGAATTGTCTGAACAGCATATCTGCTATTTAAGTTATACTCTATCCAGTGTTCAACTAATTTGGTATCGAACTTGTAATTTATAGAGATTCTAGAAAAATGATTAGGTATAAACGAGAGTTTTCTGAACCCCAGCGCATTCAATGCATTAACTTCACCTCTATTAAGCGACATAAAATACCTACTTTATTTATGTTAGTTAGATAAACTGAAAATTAAAAATGTATCTTTTAATTCGTGATCCCAAGGGAACATGACACCGTATGCTAGATAACCGAATCTAGTATCCTGATCAATGTAATCTTTGCCTTTAATGGCTTTATTTCCATTGATGGATACTAGCTCGATACCGTCGGGCAGTTTGTGGAACTCTTCTGGAGTGAAGAGCCACAACTCTGTGTTCCATTGTTTCATTTGTAATGAGCGGTTTGACCGTACGGTGCAATGATACTGTCGTTACCGTGGATGACGAATAGCGTATCGCAGTAGTCCTCATCTCCCCAGCTACCACATGGATAACCGTCAGTGAACATGATGAATTTCTTAGGACGGATGTCGTTATTTTTCATGAATTCGAAGTTAGCGTCGAAGTCAGTTCCGCCACCGCCCTTGACCTTATAGCTCATGATATCATCTGCGCAGTCGCCGGTGAATTGCTGGTAATTATATACGTCAGTATCAAAACACCATAAGTCGAGTTTGAAGTCGACGTACTCGTCCATGATTCCCTTAACTTCACTTAAGAAGTCCATTGCCTGTGCGTTAGAGATACTACCTGACATGTCAATTGCTACTGATACATCAATAGTTTCCTCATTTAACATTCCGGGTAGAATAGCACCACAGTGTTGACTCTTACGGTTGGGACGAGCAAAACTAAAGTTACTCTTAAAGATACTTTGGATGCTCTGACGCAACAGTTGTCGCCAGTCCATCTTAGGCTCTGTAAAGTCTTTGATCATACGAGCAACTGCTGCTGGTACTTTTCCTGCTCCTGCAGACTGTGCCGCGGCGATCATTGCTTCTTTGATCTCGTCACGAATTTGTTTCTTTTCTTCAGCAGTTAGTTTCGGACGACCTTTGCCGTCTCCGTCGTCGTCCCCATCCTCACCACTATTGCCTTCGTCGTCGAGGTGTTCATCAAACAACTCACCTAGTGAACTAACGCTGATTTTTTCAGCTTTTTCGTACAGCTCGTTGTAGATCTCTTCGAAACTTTTTCCCCGATACTTGTCATCTTGGAAAATTTTGATAAAACTAGGAACACTACCAATTTTCTCATCTTTAAGGATTTGGTTTGTTGCGTAGTCAGCTGCAATATTGGAAAGTTGAGGATCTCTGCCTTCACGCCGGCCCATGTGGTCGAACACATTATGCAACACTTCGTGGGCAAAACCGAACTCTGCTTCTTTGGTAGTCAGTTTGTTGACAAACCCGTTATTGTAATAAAAGTTACGGCCATCAGTCGCAAGTGTAGAACACCATTCGCTAGCTTCGACTAATTTCAAACGGGTTGCAAGATTGCCAAAGAATGGGTGGCGTAGCAGCAGACCGACTCGCGCAGTAATCAGCTTTTCCACAATCTTTGTTTGTTCTTGTGGGGTAAACGTCTTATTAGCCCAGTCTTGTGACTTTGTTTTTTCAGATTTCATTACAGAAGACATTGGTACTCCTTAGTAGTTGCTTTATTATACACTCATTCTTGGCAAAGAACAAGTATAAAAGGGCCTTTCGGCCCTTTTATTAACCTTCCATTGCTTGGATAATGAACTTGCCGTATTTGTCGTGGAACTTATCGAAGTTCTTGAGCTTACTCGCATCAAACGGCAGTTGATAGTTAGTAAGCGCAACTTTTGCACCCATAACAACAAGTTCGGTCGGGAAATTATCCATCATGAACCCGAAGAAGTTGTCTGCTTGCTCGTCCCAATCTTTGACCTTTTTACGGTCATTTTCTTGAAGCTCGTAGCACAGGCTAATAGTCAAAGAGTACATTGCTGAGATTTCTTTGATATCACACTTCTTGACCTTACCGCTAAGGATGTCTTCCGAGCGAGGCATTTGCTTGGCAACCTTGCGGTGAGCCATAAACTTAACAGCAAGACCTTCACCGATAGCACCTGACACGAGGTCAGTTAGCGTACCTTCATCTAGGTCGTCGTCTGTCAGCAAGTCGCTTACAAAGGACCAAGAACGTGGTGTAGCAAAAGCGCGGCTCGAGGACTTGGGATCAAAATCGTACAAATCCTGCTTGGCAAAGCCAATGTAGCCGACCACTTGCTCGTGTACACGGTTGTTAACGGCCCATTCAATCCAGTCATCGTAGCTGGATTTTAGCTCCAAGTGAACGAAACGGTTAGCCAGCGGAGCAGGCATACGATAAGTGACGCCTTTGTCGGCTTCACGGTTGCCTGCTGCAACAATGCTTACACCTTTTGGCAGAACATACGTACCAACGCGACGATTAAGGACCAGCTGGAATGCTGCTGCCTGTGTTGCAGGCGCTGCTGAGTTTAGTTCGTCCAGGAATAGGATAGCGGTCGATTCTGGATCAGTTGGCAATTCAGCAGGCGGCGCCCACGTCATAGTATTTGCGTTAGAATCAAAGTAAGGGATACCTTTGATGTCAGTAGGTTCCCAAAGTGACAGTCGAACGTCAATAACTTCTCGACCTTGTTCGTCACCGATCTGTTTTACAATATCGGACTTACCAATACCTGGAGGGCCCCACATAAAAACTGGTCGCTTGATCTTAATGCACTTGCGAATGCTACGCTTGGCTTCGTTGGGCGTAACGGTGCGATTGATAGTCATATCTTTTGCCATGGATTCACTTTCTTAAAAAATGTGGAAGGAAAATGTTTTGTTGTGCCACTATTGTAGCAAAGATTTGCTTGGGTGTCAAGCTGATTGGTCTTTTTCTGCGGATCTTTTTCTAGCTCTATGGAACTTTGCAATGTTGCCTGAAAACAACACTAGTTGTACAGCCATTCTTTCACCAAATACCCAAATTCTCTTTCTAGTTAGATAGAATGGGCAATCTATGTTTTGGTCGATCCAGATTGCTAGCTCGTTAGTAAAGTCGATTGGTTCGTCTGGCCTGAGTTCGTAATATTTGATATTTGCCGTCTTTAGTGCTTCGAAACCTTGATCAGTGAGCCTTAAACCGCCTGTAGGTTTATTTCTAGTGTTGTGCCACCAAATTGGTATTGTTTTCTTAATTCGCTCGTCGTCTGCGGGAAGTCCGAGAGATTCCAGTACTGCCTTTGTTATGTTATATTTCGGATTCATTGGCTATTTTTTGGCCAGTGGTTAGTTTGTAAACTGAAAACTCGGTGGTATTGAAGGTGCTATTTAACTTTTCGGCAAGATTAAACGCATGTCCGCTATTTGAAAAACTAACTTTTTTATATTTTGGGCCTATTTCCTGAGCAATGATACTGCTAGTTTTTAGATTAATTGGCTTATCTTGGTAGAAAACAGCCCAGATTGCCTCAGCTTCTAGTACTTGCTCAGTTTTATAATTTTTCTTATTTGTTACTTCTAGTAAAACTTTTGGCTTAGGTCTGCTCATTATATACGTCTCCGAAAAGTGCGTATATATTTAGCAGATTGGTTAAAATTTTCCACCGTCCATTTTAATAGTAATTACTTCGGGGCCAGTGTTAGTTGATTGATCAGCTTCGCCTGCTAATCGTGTCATTACTACACTGAGACTGTTTTGTAAGTCAGTTGCTTCCTTTATAGTCAAGACTACTGATTTTTGATTGCTCTTGATTGCAATTCTAGCTTTTTCTAAAAAATCCTCAATTGGTAACGTGTTTAATTTTTTCATAATTTGTTGAGTTTGTTTAATAGCTCTTTTGCTTCTTGTTCAGTCTTAAATGGGCCATAAAATGGATATCTCTCCAGAGTAATTAGCTTTGGACAGAATGTTTTGATCCAGTTTTTTCGCAACATTACATAGTGCCCTGCACAATATTGACTTTTGCTTTTTTCACTTTTAGCAAATAACGGTAGTTTTTTCTTAACGTTATATACTGGATCAAACGGTACTGCACTGCACGGATATCCGTATATTGAATTACTTGAGTCCTTTGTAGGATTCAAGAGAACTTCTTTACTTAGTTCCTTAATACCTAGCTCTTCTTTGATCTCTTTCAAACTCTTAAATTCAAATCGCAATCCATTTTTTAGAAAAGTATAACCTTTTTTATCTTTGGATATTGAGCCTATCTTTCGTTGGTCTTCTTTAATAATCCATTCTTTATTTGGGACTATAGTTTTTGAAATAGGTGTCATTCAGCGTACCTCGCATTCAGCGGTTCAGCATAGCTTTCCACTTGTTCACTGATTTTTTTCAAATCGTATTCTGCACAAAACTTCATTAATCTAAAGCCGACCTGTGGTATCTGTTTAACCTTGTGTTCTTTAGATGTAATTGTTTCGTTAATTATTTGTTTGATTTCTTGAGGTTGTGCAGATAGATCACACAATAATCGATTCCGATTATAATCGTCTAACACACGATGTTCGATACCCTCGTGATCTGTCCATCTTTGTAGCATTAGGTTGTTCCACGCCCAACCTTTAGTGTTACGATCAGCAAACGCTTCTCGGAGACCAACTTTATTCTTTGTGCCCTTTTCTCTGACACCGGGATATGCGCTAAAGATATTATCGCTTGTGTCACCACGCATACATTTCTCAAAAAGCATCCATTCCGGGTCTATTGGAGGTTTCACTTCTCCGGTTTTTTTATCTTTAATTGGCTTGCCTTTTTCGTCGAAGTACCCTTCGTGCGTAATTGTAGTTTGCATTACACCGTTATATTGTTTTACATTTGGTGCAATTAGTTGTGCAAAATCGCCATCAGTGCTGATAATAATATGAGTATCGTTAGGATGATTCTGAATCCACCCTGCAATCAAATCATCCGCTTCTAATTGGGGATGATGAAGTACTGTTGCATTAGTTTTATTAGTGACAAAGTCCTTGAAGTTGTCGAAGGTTTCCCAGAAGAGCTTTTCCTCTTCCATTTCTCTAGGGCTGTGTGCTGCCCTGGCTTCGGCTCGTTGACGTTTGTAAGGAGCATAGTGATCTTTACGCCAACTGCGGCCTTCTAAACAGAAGATAACATGATCTCCTTTGAAATCACGCCATGCTTTCCTAACGCTCATTAATACGGTTGCAAGGCTCATTCCAACCTTATCTTCGAGACTACCACGAACTACATGTCTAGCTCGAAAGAAAAGATTTGCCATGTCAACTAGAATGTATGTTTTTCCCATCAATAAACTTCCGATTTACCGTCACCTAAATTATTCACATTGATGTAACCGCTGCCCCTTCGCTCCATATCTACACCCGTGTCTTGACCAACACCGCGGCATAGTTCCTGGAACCATTGATCTACAACAGCTTCTTCTGTATCGCCTTTATAACCGGCTTCTCGCAATTGTAGCACAAAGTACTCGTTCCAGTCAAGTTCAAAGAATCCGTTTCGAATATTATCCTTGTTTACATGCGTATCTAAAACAGCTACCCACGGTTCTTTCTTTTCAGTTGCAAGTTCTTTTGGACTTAATTTAGCGAGCCGTTCTGCTTCCTTTGCTAATTCTGCTTGTTTAGTCGCTTCTTCAGCAGCGCGAGCAGCCCGTTCGGATTCTTCAATTGCTCTTTTAGTTTCTTGCTCAATCTTATCAATTCCGAATATTTTTTTGATAAACTTGTTCATTTGATAGTTTCCATGTGATACGTCAATATTTCTAAAGGAAATATTGGACTTAGTTTGTTTTCATAAAACGTAGGATAGTTTTCTGCAATTGGAATTAATATTTTTTGAAACCACGTTTGATCTAGATTTTCGTTAAACGCTTTCTGTACCATCTTAAACGTAGCTTTACTATACGAGTAACGCTCGTGGTAATTGTGGCCCTTTACAAAGTAACTTAGTGTATCCATTGTGAAGAAATGTTTGTGTGTTGGATCAACACACGCCCACTTGCTACGAAAGTACGGTACTATTATTTTAATCTTTGCACAGTTTTTAGATACGCGATGTATCTCCTCCATTGCCTTTACAACATCATCCAGATGCTCTAATACGTTGTCTAAATGTATTATATCAAACTCGTTGTCACTAAATGGCCACGGATAAACGTCTAAGTTATGCACGACATCTGCACCGACAGCTGGATTGATGTCCACTGTAACTAATGTATCATCTGGAGAGCAAAGCACGGATTTTCTTCCGCACCCTAGAACTAAAATTCTAGCCATCAAGTTCCCCACTCGTTCTTAAAGAGAGGCACTTGCAATCTATCACTGTATCGTAGACCGTGTTTCATAGCTAAATCTGCAACTTTTCGATTGTTCATTTCATAAACTGATTCTACACCACCGACTGGCATCAAATAGACATGACCTTTGAAACCTGCTGCTCTATATGCACCGATTGCACACTCTGCATCAGCAAAGTCCTGCTCGGTTGCAATAACAAATTTTAGATAAGTGTGGCCGACTTCTTCGTATTGCATCACAATGTCTGGTTTGATAGCATCTTCCCACGCTTCACCACTGCACGGTAATTTTGCACTTACGCTGAACGTCAATGATTCTCTGCCTCTTTTGCCGCCCGGTACTCCACGAGGGTTCAAAGTCCAATCAAGTAAGTAGTGTCTAAACTCAGGGCTTAATGGCTGTGTGCCATTTGTTTCGAAAGTAATTTCTTTCAAACCCTCCATTTTGGGATGATTAAGCAAGTCGGGATAAGCACGTTGCCAACCTAGTAAAGGCTCACCACCTGTAATGACTAGATGCTCATCTTTCCATTCTTTGTGCGGCAGGAGGTTGATGATACTCTCCGCAAGACCATCCGTTTCAACAACAGGTGAAAGGTCTTTGAACCTAGGATCCCAACTAGCATAAGAATCACAACCGGTATGAACAAGTGGAAGATCTCTGTAGTCCTTAAACTCTGCAATACGCTCTGCAATAATATGTCGTTCATTTGTCTTTTCTCCTCTTGGCATTCCAAAGCCATCACACGTGAAGTTGCATCCAAACGTGCGTAAGAAGATGCTTGGTACACCCATGTATCTACCTTCGCCCTGGATAGAGTAGAAAAGCTCTGCAACCTTAATTTTACTCATTTTTACCTTTCTTTTTGGCAACTGTCTTTTTTGCAGGTGCCTTTTTTGTTGAAGACTTTGCTTTTTTTGTCGGTTCTTGATTTTGAGAATTTACACTAGCAATTGCTTCACGGACTTCTTTTAGAAGTTGCTCGTCGTCCCATTCCAAAGTAGTTCTACCATCTTGATATGTATATACTGTCAAGTGGCTACCTTTAGTAACAGTTGGCAGAAGTTTTGCCGAAACTGTCTCTGCTTTTGTTCGTTCAATTACTTCACCAGCTACTGTTTTTTGTACTGTTTTTAATTTTTTCATTGTTACTCCTGTATATGAGTATTTAATATATTATACTTTAATGAAATGGGACTTGCAACTCTTATTTTTAATTTGCAGACTGCTCTGCTTTTTCAGCAATGTATTGCTCATGTTGTATCCATTTTAATTCTCGACCTTTGCGGACCAAGAACCCCCAATCTCGTTGTTGTGGACCTGGCATAAACAGTGTCCAACATTCGACATCGGGATCTAGTTCAATCCTGTGATAACTAGTAGCACTACAAACACGGAAATGACCAGGAGCTCGCCACTTTGCAATCTCGCCAACTTTTTCGCCCTTGCTGTTAAACTGCGGAATCCATTCATAATATCCACCTTTAAGGATTAGAGTAGCGTAAGGCCATGGATGATCATGCACATCATCGGGGTCTGATTTAAGGAACTTGTGCAGAAAGACATTAAAGGGGAAACGCTTTCTATCTTTAAGAAACAGGTAGTAACGCTCGAGATAGGGCTCGTTAGATTGGCGGTCAAGTACGATTCGTTTCCTTCCATGTCGTTCCATCCATTCGAAAAATTTAGCTTTCATCTTTTGGACTATCATAATCATCCTTTATAAGAGTGAGTAGCAAAGCGCATCAACTAAATTGATTGATGAGATCTTTTGCTGAGAAGAATCTGTCATTTAACATCTCTACTTGCTGCTGGATTAGAGGAATTCTTGATTCGTAATTATCCATATGAGTTTGAATCATACGCATAACCTCTGGACGATAGATAGTGTAGCTGTTATAGCTTTCAGTCCATTTACTAGGATACTTAAAGATATCCATAGCCATTTCACTGTAACTTAATCTATCCGGTACTATAGGAACAGCACCTACTACTGCACCTTCATACCAACTAATGCCAAGTGTTTCTTGCAAGTTAGCACTAAACACCATCTTTGCTTGACCTAGCAGTGTGTGATACTCGTGCTTGGTAAGTTGTTGTTCTTGGCAAACAACAAATTCGTATTGAGGCAAGTAGTGTGCTAAATCCTTAAAGATGTTCAACTGCTTTTCCGGAGCAATACGATGAGGGAAAAGAATCAAGTTTCTTTTCTCTAGATTCTTATAAGGCTCTAGGGTATCTAACATATACTCCATGGGCCAGCCTGTACGTACAATCTTACCAGTTGACAACCATTCTTTAACATCGGCTCGTTCTAGTACAGGAGTGCTAGATTGAATACTATTGTTAAGCAGGTTTGTAAAAAACATGCCAATGTGAAAATCTGTAGCAAAGTAGTTATGATCGATAGCGTGGAAGAATGCTTTCTCGCTATGACGTACCCAAGGAGCATCGCCAATTAAACGCCCAAGAAAGTCCTGAGGATCATAGCTACCGGCGTGCCATAGTGCGTGAATCTTAACAGGAATGTTAAGAAGCTCGCTCATGTACTTTAGATTAATGATACCAGGGTGCCAAGCATCAGTAAAAAGAAAATGATCGCCAGGCTTAACTGCTCCGGCGCAAAATAAACGGCCTAGCTGTTCCACCTGTTTGGCTTTGTAGATATTAGTGCCGCCAAAATTAAGAAAAGCACCAGGAGTAGTAGCACTAGGAATATCTGTGGGGCCAGATATAACTTGAGCGTCATGTCCAGCCTTTCTAAAAAGAGCCGGCACATGCTCTTTCCACTGTGCAGTGTATCGAGTTTCTACCGGCTCTAAATCAACGATATAGATCATCGCGTGAAGTTACGTGCTTGTCCACTACGGTTTGCCCCGCTGCGGTTATATTCGCCCCGCGGCTTCCATTCTTTACGTGGTCGATTTGCTTGGAAGTATTGATTCCAAATAGGGCTTTCCCTATTATAAAGATTGGCCTCATTAAACTCTACCATTTCAAATCTGCAGAAGTCATGAAACTTCTCCAAATCGTCAAAAATCTTGACGATATCCGGACGAGATTCGAAATAAGAAGCGCCTTTTTGTTTTGCCATTTTATGTTACCTTTTGTTAAGTTAAGGGTTATAAACAATGATACCATCTGATTCACCGTCTTCGGAGACGACAATCTCGTAGTATCTCTCACCATATTTTGGTAATAGGTGATTCTCTAGAATATCCATTGCGATCATTTCACAACTTTTGTGATTTTGATTTCCGCCTTGGATAAACTCATTTAGTGCCCACTTGACTAAGAAGAATTCTAATTCTCTGTCCAAATGAGTCACTGAAATCTTTACTTCTACTTTGAACATATGGCGATGTTCATTTTCGAGAAATTTAATTTTCGGATCAATTGATCCTGCGTTGGGGTAGAAGTGAAACCCTTCAAATTCAGTTCGAACTTTGATGAAGGAGTTTGTTTTTGAATTTATAGTTTGTGTATTGTTCATGCTGTGGTATCTTGGGTATATTGATCCCAATGCGTGTAATTCTCTTTAGTCATAAGTTTGGGCAAGTGATGCGTCCAAACTCCTGGGTTTGTTGCGCCCCAGGTGCGGTCGTCGAGTTTTAGAGTGGCATTGTAGTTGTATAGGCTAATATAGGGTAGCTTAACACTAATCATAGGTACAAACTTATGATTCTCGCACCAACCGTCTTCGTGAATTTCTTCTGCATATTTTACATCGAAGTCTAGGGTCACCCAGTAACCTTCCTTTAGACAGCCCATAATTCGATTATCCCAGATTTTCCAGTCTTCTGGTGTACTTGGATTAAAACTTTGACTTGTGCCGAAGTAAATTTGTTTAATATCGATGTCTCGATTGGCCTGTTGTAGGATTTCTTCCAAAGGGGGAGTACCTACAACAAATAATGTTTTCATACCATAACAAACAGTGTGTTCTACTTCGTAGCCAGTAAAGTAGACTACGTTCTGCCGTTCTTCAGTATTCAATCCCATTTAATATAACCTCTACTATAACCTACAGGTCTGTTTATACCATCTTGGAATGCCTTTTGCCACTCCGTGTTTCTATTGTAGCAGTTTGTCCAAAACTTGTCAACATTTATATAATTTTTTCGGACATAAAATTCTGCTGCATACATGCACTCAATAAATTTTGAATCTCTGGGACTTGGGAAAACTATAGTACAAGCCTTCCAAAGTAAGTTACCAAAATCAGTTGTAACGGTCTTTTGAGTTCCAAAAATAACCAATGCGTTTGAATTGACAATATTTTTGGAAAACACGTCGTCTCCGCTATTCAAATCGATTATCACATCGAAGGTACCTTCGTAATCGTCAGAAAGTAGATCATTCCACATGTCCTTATTACTTTTTCCTTTGACAGTAATTTCAAATTCTAGTTCGTGAAACTTTATTGTGTGATATGCAACCCACGCTAAGAATCCGCTACCTAGGATAAGCAATCTTTTTCCTGGACCAGATCTATCTTTAATAGCATAGAAGTCTTGTTCGATCAAGTTAACTCCGCAGGCTACTGGCTCCAAAATGTATTTAGGATCTGCAGATTCTATAGGAACATATTCATCTTTTCTTACGTTATAAAAATCTGCATAAGCAGGTTCGCCTCTAGTTGCTACAAAGTCCCCGGGCTTCACGTTTGTAATGTTTTTGCCAACTTCGATAACCTGTGCAAGCCCTTCATGGCCTTGCATGTGCAATGGTAAGGGTCCAAAATTGCCTTGCATCATATCTATATCGCTACGACACACTCCTGTAAGAACTGCCTTAACAGAAATCTCATCATCTGTTATATTAGGCTTTTCCCACAAAGTTTCAACAAATTCTCCCTTGCCTTCAGTTGCTAATAGTCTAGTTCTCATATTTTCTCTATTTGTTGATGTATCCACAAATCCTGCTCATATTGATTCTTCCAGAACTCATTGTTATTTAGGTTTTCTATCGCAGTCTCGATCATTTTTTTATAAGCAGATTCTGGACATAATCCTAGTTTATGTTTTATTGCACTATAAGTATTGGCAAAACTAATATAAACATCGTCGTCCTTGTCATTTTTCCAGTCTGCACTTAAACTCCAACTCTTGTTAGAATTAGTAAATGTAATCGAGGCATAATCGTCCACATTGTAAACACCATTTTTATTGACGGTTCCGTAATCTGTAGAGTCGACAGTGGCTAGCGTATGCCGTTGATCTGATACAGAAAATAATTTCGATCCTGTACGGTAATCAGTTAATTGCGTGTAATAACTTAGCATATGCGGTAGCAAGTCTCTACTAACACCGCCAAATGCTAGATCTTTATCTGTAAACCAACTACCGGGATTAGGAATTCTATTTTTATTATTCCATACTACATACACATGCGAACTAGAATCTGCTAGTCTTTGAAATTCTTTAATTTCATCTCGATATTGATTGTTCTTGACCATCATAAATCGAGTGTTCGGGAAGTCGATTACTAATTGTTCCCAAGCAGATGAGTCTTTAACACCTGGTTTTTCAATTAACACAATTTTGCAATTGTTTGCAATCGATCTTGCTACAGATTCGTGAGTGAAGTTCGGGGTACAAATTACTGCAATATCATAGCTATCTGAGATATTATCGATGCTAGTAAATGTTGCATTCTTTGATAGGTTCGAATCTACAGTATCAATAGAGTATCCTAGGCTTGAAAAAACAGAATGGTATAGCTGCCCAATACCCATTCCTATAATTAATGCTTTCATTTTTTGATTAATAGAGGGGGCACTGGGCCCCCGATGTTAGATTGTGTCGTTATCCAAATCTTCTTCAAGATGATTTAGTTTATTTTCAACTTCTTCCGAAAACTCACCGTCCTCAGAAGATTGTACAACTGGTTCAGTGACTTCGTCGAAGAACTTGTTATATGTGGCACTTGCATTAATAGCTTTTTTCCCAGTTGCTCCTCGAGTTCCTGGTATAGATTGCCAAAATTTATTATATTGTTCTATAATAGATTCTGCTTTTCCTTTATCACTAGTTGCAAAGATTTCATTGACTACATCTCTAAAATACACTCTTTCAAATCTTTCATCTACTAGCTTCTGCGGACAGAGTCCAGCATCGTACTGTCGGTTTGCTTCCTGTACGGCATTGATGTGCATCCATACATTGTGTCCCATCATAATAGCATAGGTAAAACTATCCCATGATGTCTTGTTTTCTTTACCTAGCTTATTTAGGTTGCCTGGTGCATAGACGCATATTTCATTCATCTTAACACCGTCGATGATAGGACTGTTTTCGAAGTTCTTGAAGTGACCGTCTTGAATTACAACATCTTTGAATAATCTAGTGTCGGTTGCATAGTTTTTGTTGTCGACACTAGGAAGCATCCGGTATGTCCACTTTTTGCGATCTTCGATTTCTGTTTGGACATAAATTTGTCCGTTTGCTGTTGCAAGAAACGGCGATGCGCAATCAAAAGATATGGTAAAGTTTTCATTGTGATATTTCCTTACAGCTCGTTGAATATCAGTTAACAGAAGTGCCCATTCAAGTCTACTAGTTCCGAGAAAGTGCATCCAATCGTGTTGGCCTTTTTCTAGTAAGCCATCGAATCTCAATGCTACTAACCTTTTGAGTACTAAGTGGACATCACACATGTTTTGTCCTCCCATACCCCAACCATTAAATGCACGGTCACCGTATATTTTAGTATCGCAATATTTCTTCATGCGATCATACCAATCATCGGCTTGCGTGTGATTTTCGCCTTGCAGTACGTTTAAGAACTTGCAGTTTCCATTTCGATTGTTAATGAAGTACTCATTGTTAATGTCAGTACCTCGTACGGCTTCTGCATAAGAAGATATTTTGCTTGCAGCAGATCCTTCTGGATTTTTAGCTACCCAAGCTGGGATATCTAAACACATCCCGTAGTCCATAAGTGTATCCATCCAATTAAGGACTTGCTTTCTCTTCTTCATAGCAGCTGGACAATTAGGATCTTTCCAATCAGCGGCCCACTTGCCCTTACCAATTTGGAATCCGCCAGAGTCACCTAGTACCCAACTTGACCCATCTCTCTTTCGATTTCTAAAAAGAGATTCTTTATCATCATTTTTAGTTAAATCTAGATTGGCGTGGCCTGCACTGTATAAACAGTGGTCGTATTCGAATAACCCTTTGCCGGGCTCTAAAAAGTTAAGACTTTCTACGTCGTTAACGAAATTTTGAGGTATCCGGCTAGGGTCCACATGAGGGTATCTATGTCTTTGATACCCTATGAACGATGAGTAAAATCCCGACGTTGCTGGCAGGAAATACGCATAGTCTTTCTGAGTTGCAGTTAAGTTAGTGTTCATTACTTGCTTTGTGCTGGCAGAATGTAGTTGTATTCGGCTAAGCCAGAGTCTACGGTAATTTGCATAACACCTGCGTCTGCAATTCGCATAGTCTTGTCACCGTCTAAGTTAAGGATACTTAATACATGAGTGACTGGCCATGCCCATACTTGTTTTAACTTTCCAGTAACACCAGCTTGGAAAGTAAAGCTACCTGCGTGTGTGCTTGCATCACCGAAGAAGAAAATTAAATTGCCGTTGTCCACTTTAACTTGGAAAACATTTTCTTCAGTATGTGCACCTGCCTGTAGTTTTAGTTTGGCAATACTAGCAATAGTAGGTTCAAATTCGATATCCCAAACCGCACCTCTGAATTTAACAGTGCGTAGTTTTTCGTTAATGATTTCTGTACTCATAAAGCGATAATCATTAACGAAGTCTTTTGCTGCATTTTCAAAATGTAGTCCCACTGGCATGTCGACACCGTTTCTTTGAGCTTTGACAACGTCGATCTTTGCGTTTTCCTTGTATTCTGGGTTTCGCAAATGGAAACTCAGTTTATCCAAGTTTGGCATGCCAAAAACACCATCGAACTCTGATACTTGCGTTTTTGTTTTAGCACTTAATACAACACTTCGATCTTCTGCCATTGACTCGATCATTGTAGTTCCGTTTTCACCGGTTACTTTGACTAGAGGCAAAATGCCTAGGCTATGTGTATGTGCTACGATATCTGTAAGAATGTCTTTCATTATAATTTTCCTTTGTATAAATTGTATTTAGGCCTTATTAAATAGTCAACAGAAATATTATCAAAAATCAAATAAACTATTGAACGTATTTTTAGTTTCGGTACTTGTTATGTCCCACTCGAGTACACCGATTAAGTTATCTAACTTGTTGTCGATAATAGTACTTTCCATTTCATTATGATCGAACGGTAAATCCTGGAACCATTTTGGTAGTCGCATTTCGTCAACTGGATAAGCTACTGATGTATACCCTAGTGGGTTATCTTTGAGTTTGCATACGATGACTTTCATACCGTCAACGATTTGCATCGAGTATTTGTCGCCATTCATACGTTTCAATGTATTCCAGTTGATTGCAGCTCTAACGTGACCTGGCATATTTGCCTTACCTTGCTTTTGTTCCTTAGCTTGATATTCGGTAATATTGTTAGCACGTTTTGGACTACCTTTTTCCCAACCAGGTCTAGCTTTGAAGGCAGTTCTAAACTCACTAATCATATCAAGAACTTCTTGTTCTTCAGCACCATTAAGTACTTTGGTTAGGATCTCTTCGAGGAACTTCTGCATGAATTCAGGAGTATCGCTTCGCTTAAGGTCTAAGCCCATTGCTTTAATCTTTCCTGGCTTTCCGTCGGTGTCATATCTTTTGCCGTCCTTATCGTAGTAAAGCACTGCATATCTCTTCTTAGTAATAAACAAGCCTTTGACTGCAACGATTTCTCGACCACCTTTGATAACTTCACCACGACTCTTCGGACAGTGAAAAGCATCCAACATAAAATCGGGGAATGTAGCATTAACACCTTCTGCTATTTGATCATACAGCTGGACAACAATATCTCTATTCCATGGAATGAGATTCTTGTTGATGTCGTTCTTTAACGTAGTATATGCAGAAAAATAACAGGAGTCAGTATCCCCGTAAATTACAGCTTTGCCGACATGGTTAAATTCACCAGTAATCATCTCATTGACTTTTCCTGCCATATGCTTGGCAATTTGTCGCCCAGTGAGAGTAGTTGATTGTCCAATACGCTTATCGAAGAATCTACAACCTGGGTTAAGAATAGCGCCGTACAAGCTGTTCAAGTTAATCTTCTTAACCAACTGACGCTTGTCCCAATATTCTTCTTCAATCTTATTCCCTGCATCAATAGCTGCCTTGAGTTTTTTCTGCATGTCTTTACGTTCAGCATACCAACGCTTTAGCAGTCCTGGAATGATTCCTTCAATTTCGTGTGTGAATATAGTACCATTAGCACTTAGCATCCATGGTTGATTGCTTTCATAAATCAAGTTGTAAACTTCGGCCGCACTTAACACAGTACTTTCTCCGTTTTCCCAATCTACGGTGATCTCAAACGCTTTGTCTTTGCGCATCACTGCTTCGTATTCCAAAGACCCGAACATGCCTTCCCAAGCTGCTGCAAATGACTTTTTGTGCATAATCATTTGTTCTTGAATGTATTGGTCAGTCTTATCTTGGCGTAGCTGTCCTACAATGGTTTCCGGACCCATGTTTAACGCACGAATTGTACTTGGATACAGTGAGTTAATATCGATTGATCCAATCCAATCGTGTAGTCCTTTTTTAGGGTACGCAACATATGCACCAGCAGCTTGATTGCTTTCAGAGTCGTCTCTTTTTGGTCGGCTAGGTACAATTAGACCACGATGATGTGCTTCGTTTACAATTGCTTGCTCAGTAACAGCTACTGCGCCCATTGTAGTCTGTAACAACACAGTACATTCGTGAGCCAGCGTATTAGCAAGATCTAGGAACTTTAGCTTCTTGTCTAGTTTATCCAACAGTGCAGTATCTTGTCTGTTATATTCAATAAACTTCTTAAAGTCATTGTTATACAGCTGGTCAAGTGTGCCCTCGTAAACTGTCTTGCTTTCGCCTACTTCCATTTCTCCGATTGCGTCCAGTCTGTATGAGTGACGCTCTTCGTATGTGTATTTGCGGTACAGCTCGAGACTGTCCAAATGAACACGACCAACCAGGTCATAAGTAGTAGCCTTTTTTCCATACTTCTCGTACTCTCGTTTTTTTGGCATTTGCCCCCACAAGCATAGTCTGCGGGTATCTTCTTTGCTCAGTGCCTTCGTTATTCGATTAACAGTATATGGCATATCAAAGCCCTCACTGTTCCACCCGCTTAGTACATCGGCATCCTCAATCAGTTGTAAGAACATCTCAAGCATTTCTGCTTCTGTTTCAAACAAGTGCGTGTTCGGAAAATCTTTTACTTGCTCGAGTGCCTGCTCCATTGTCAAAGTCTTTGGGGGAACTGCCAAGCAGACTAGCGTGTCTAACCATTGTAGGTGAACAGCAATCGCAGTAATTGGCATAAATGCATCGTCGGGAGATGCATAGCCACGTTCTGGATCGAAGTCCACCTCAATGTCCCAAAACGCTACGTTGAGCTTTGGCGCTTCTGCACCGAGATAATTTTCTTCTAAAGTTTTGAATACTGGATTGATGTCAGATTCGTATAGCTTGTGACTAGAGTGAATTCTTAATTCTTTTTGGAAGTCTTTATATGATCTAGTAACAACTTTAGTTAACGATTCGTTGTAAATCGACTTGTACTTTCCCTTTGGATCGGGGTAGTAAAATGTGTATCTAGCTGGATACTCTTGATAAATTCTACCTTTTTTAGGATCTCTTTCGACAACAAGAACCGCATCTTTGTCTCGATCCCAAATGGCATCTACATAACTCATTTATTCTCCTTACCGTTTATGGCCGGCAACCGTCTAATAATCATTTATGGCTGATTGAACCCTTCTCTTAGCTATTTAGTAGTCTAATGTAACCGATGCAATCAATTGTGACTAGCAACAGATAATTTGCAACCATCCCCGTACTTCTACGAGTCCACGCCGCCCAACCGAATATTGCGCATTGTAAAATGAATATCGGATATAGGTAATAGAACAGTGGATCAGTAACACTTGCTGCTAGAACTAAAGAGCATCCCAAACTCATCAGCCATGCTGAGATTTCTAGAACAAACCTAGTAGGCCATTCTTGAAAATCTCGGCGTGCCCAGTTGAAGATACTTAGCAACGTGTTCATCAATCTTCTCGCCTATTGGCATGCCCGCTAATATCTACAATTGTTTCTAGATCATCGAATTCTCGGAACACTTGGTCCCATTGATCCTTTTGAGCGATACGAATTGCTTTGCGAATAACACTTGGTTTTACTTCTAGTTCTTCTGCTACAGCTTTAATCGTTTCATTGAGACCTTCAGTTAAATCTTGGATCTCTTGCATAACAGTCATACCTTCTGAAATGATCTGTTTGATTTTTGCTTGTTCCGGTGCACCGAATACTTTACCCATAAAAAATCTCCTTATGCACTATTATAAATGTTGTGCATAAGGAGATCAATGATTTAATAAAGATTTGAGTATCTTATTTTGTCTTTTTAGGTTGGCGGGCTTTATAATGAGCCGCTGTTGCCATCATCTTTTTTTTTCAGCCGTTTTATTTTTGAACTGAGGGTATCTATACGGGTTGGCATTTAGGAAATTTTGCTTCCACACGTTTAGTCCCATCTCTGGTTCCAATTGTCTTTCTAACATGGTTTCCAATGATTCGAAATATTGATCCTTCTCTTCATTTTTTCCATGCTTCTTATTATAGATACTCCATGCCGTTGCATATGCTTTTTCTGGCTGTTTTGGATATTGCTTCTTCAAACGTAGCACTTCTTTTTCCATTCCTGGAGGTGCTTTTTCGTCAAGTGCATCTTCACTCACAGTCTCTTCAGATTTCATATAATCCCATACTGTGACTAGCATGGACTTTGCCACGGCAATTTTTTCCTGACACCACTCTGGTAAATTATCACCATCATTGATTAACTCGTCAATGCCTTGAACTGCTCTCTCGAGAGTTTCTAAGTTATTATCTGCCATCCCTGCTTCATCATCGTACTCTGGGTCAAAGCCTTCCGAAGCCATGCGATTCATATCTTCCCACTCGTCGTGTGAAATATAGAAGTCGCTATCTGGATCGTAATATTGTCCTTCTTTCGGATCGTAGTACACTACTTTTCCATTTTTTGCAGTAAACGGGCCCTCGAGACCCGGTCTTTCTTGATATCGATCTTTATCAATACCGGGCATTACATGATAGCCTTCTTCCATCTCGTCTGAAATAAATCGCTGTGCAGTATCTACCGCATCGTTCTTATCGTCAGTGTGGTAGTCTGCGTCAACTTGATGTTGTCCGTTAACAAAGAACTTTACGACAAATTCATTCCATTCGACATCTCTATAAATTTTGAATGCTTTTGGACCGTTGTCGTCTTTCATTACGAGGCGCATTCCGCTATTTTCTTCTAGACCCTTTTCACCTTTACGCATAGAGTAATCAGTGTAATCGAAATCATCTTCTTCGTCGTCTTCGATACCGAAAAAGTCGTCATATGCTTTACTAAAATCTCTCTTGAATTCAGGAGAGTTAGCATAGTCTGAAGGTACTTGCTTTTTGGCAATTTGAAAATAAGCTTCTTTATCGCCCCCGCGTGGATAAATGTCAGCTACAATTTGTTTTAGGAAACCGACTTGATCGTAGCCTTCCGACATACCTCTCTCACCTTTACGATTACCATTTGGTCCAGTTACTTGCATAATAAAGTCGATAAACTCTTCTATGGAATCTTCGTCCTTTGAGATCACCTCATCATGATTTTTTAAGAAATCGTTGATCATTGAGTTCGACGCGGTTGACATGTCTGGATTAAAACCACGTAAATTATAATCGTAATATAACTTTAGATACCCTAACGGATATAGAATATAGACATCATCACTATCTTTTTTAGCTACCCAAGTATATTTGTGGCCAGCAGGGGTAACGCCAGTTTCTCTGTAATCATCTTCGTCGTCATCAAACCCTTCCGCCACACCTTTTCGAATAGAAAGTTTGTCAACACCTGCCTTGTCGCCACCAAACATTCCTGCAAATGCATCTTTGGCTTTGTTTGGATTTTCTTGTCTATCTCTTGCTATAGCTTTTATCTTAGACTGGGATTTTTTTCTCTCAATTCTTCCCTGTTGGATGGCTTGATGGGTCTCAGGCGATCTCGATTCGTCAGCTAATTGTGCCATGCTTTCTTTTAACTGGCCTAATCTGTTTTTTAGGATTTCGATATTCTCAGCATATGGCTTCTTATGCTTGACATCGCCTTGTTTTTGTGCTTTCTTCTTATCCTTGTGAGCGCCTGCGCCGCCCATCTTGGCATTCTTAGCAACGAAGTTACGGGGCTTTGGGGGTTCAGGGTTTCTACGCTGCACTTCACCTAGGTCCTTTTCAGCAGTTGCAATAGCGCCTGCTCCTGTTGCACCTGCTGTTACAGTTTCCAAAACATATCGAGTTTCGCTTGCTTTAGTTATTTTTTTGAATTCTTTACTCATTTTTTCATCCAATTTGCCACCGGGCTTACTGTATATGTGCTATCTAGCTCTTGACTGCGCATATCACCTTTATTCACATCTTGGTATTTTGCCCCAACAGCCTTATATGCATGTTTGAGCATTTCTTGTTCTTCTTGAGTGTATGGGTGCGTAGATTTGCTTTTTCCGATCCAACTTTTTGCATCGATATCGGGTGGAGTTTTTCCGTCTGACATTGCAGCAGCTAACCCCAGGCGGTATGCTACGTAGTCGCTGTTCCATCTCTCGCCGTCCGAGTATGTATTGAGACCGCGGGTCGAGTTTTGTTGTCTTTTCGAAATTTTAGTTTGCTTTTTTTCGAAAATAAGTTCTTTTATACGCATAACTGTTATTTAGCCCTACCGTACCATAACTCAAACCAAGCAGGAGTTCCGGGCTTGATGTTGTATTCTTTCATGTATTTTGCTTTGTCTACAGCGCCCGATTTTACCCTGTTTGCTTCTCTTACCGAAGCGTTATACTCGTGAAGCCTTTCCTGAGCATTCAAACCTCCCATGTAGCTGACTATTTTTAATTCGTGTATTGGGTCGTCAGGAGAAAGATAGCAGTCGTCTGGACTATCCTTTACCATATTTTCATGGGTGATATAGTACTGCTTCATATCGATTACTTGAGAATGGATCTTAGCATCCACCCGTGTTTGGCGTGTGCATCAATTCTCGATGCAACAAAATCGCTGAATCCTGGCTCTCTTGCTGCTTCACTGGCTTCAAATAGCTTTTTTAAGATAACTATCATTTTTTCATTATCTTTAAGTAATTCAGCTACCATTTGCTTTCCTTCAAGCATTTGAGTTTCATCTTCGATTTCAGATAACATGTTAAAGCGTGTGTAGCTGCCTGGCATGTACGAACCTAGACTACGTATTTGCTCGGCAAATACGTCTATGCTGTCAAATACTTCTTCGTAAATATCACCGAATAAATCGTGAAATTGCTTAAAGAACATGCCTTCGACGTTCCAGTGAAATTGATGTGCTTTTAGATAAAAGCTGAATTCACTAGCAAATGCAATTTTAGCAAGTTGATGTAGTTGTTCCATAGTTTATTATTTATTTTTGATAATTTGCTCTATTAGGCTAGCCATAATGCTTTCGACATCTTCACTTACTTTAACGCACTTGTCTTTACCTTTTTCAGTACCATTGTATCGATATCCCTTCCAGCAGGCTTTACCGTCGGCACCTTTGATTTTATTTTCTTCCATACCGCCTACGAGATCACCTTGGCGCGCCGGTCGTTTCATTTTGCCTTTTAAGTGTGCAGCAGAACCTAGTTTATTTTTAGCACTGCCCGCAAATGCACTTTTCGGGAGCATTGCTTCGTCGTTACGCTTGGCAATATCTCTGTACTTTAGTTGCTGTTCACGCTCTTGATCACGCTTGGCACGATGCTGCATTACTCGAGGTGGATTTTCAAGACTCTTAGCAGTGTGCGCTATTGCCTTGCTGCCATCTTCCGCCACACTCTTTGATTTTTGCTGATCGTCTTTTTTATATGCAGCTTGCATTCTATCAGCAAGCTTCTTAAAATCTGCAGGATTTTTTTGATGTTGTGCTTTCATTCTTGTTAGTTTTGCATCAAACTCTACAGGATCGTATCTCCCTCCAATCTTTGTATCAGCTGTATTCTCTGAGACATCTAACGGTGTTATGCTTGTGATGGTCGCATTTCTTTTATCTGCCCACTCTCTAGCTTCGCCTTCGTTTTTGAAAGTTTTAGTCCAGATGTCTCTTTGATCTCGGTTATTGTATATGTATCCCTGGGCTTCGACTGGGATATCTTCTTCTCTGCTATCGTATTCGTCTTCAATGGCTTCGCCACCGGATGCATACGCAAGTTCTTGAACACTACCCCAAAATTTGCGAGGGACAGTCATAACATCATCGTCCCAATCAATAACGTGTCCGAACTGATTCATTACGTTATTGTACGCTCTCTCGCTGTCAATATGAAATCTAACTACATCTAGGCTACTTTTAGTAGAATTTTCATAAATTGCACCGGTCAACTGTCTTAATAGCATTACGTTTTTTCCTTGCAGGTAGCAAAGAACTTAATCGTATATCGTACATTAAATTCATTGCATCTTCTATACTTATAGTGCAAGGGAGTCCTCGATAAAACTTGTCAAATTCGTTAGCCATTGCTAACGCCCTCATTTTAGTTCCACTCATTCCCGATGCACTATTTTCATCATCGTCTCTAATCCCCGACGATACTACTCGAATGCTTCGATAATTAAAGTCTTTACCGTTACAGTCTTGCAGAATTTTATCAAAAACAGCAACTCGATCAGATCCAGCTACCATAATTAATTCGTCATACCGATTATTCAAATATTTAGCAGTTTCTACGAATGTTCTTATCTCGTTGTTACATGCTGCAAAGTTTGTATACGGGAACATTAATGATAAGTACTTCATTTTTTGTTCAATAGTTAACGGATTCTTTTTAGAATCACATGTTTTTGACACATAAATTACATGATCTGCCCCGATATCTGAGGCAATAGACTGGGTCTTTTCTACTAATAGTGCATGGCCTATGGTCGGGGGTTGGAATCTTCCAAATGCAAAGACGACTTTATTCATACAATCAGTTCTTTCACCATGTTTATTGATTGAGTTTTGTTAATACCTTTTGGAGTTCCTATTTCTCCAGATTTTACAGAAACCATAGATTCGAATATACCGCGAATTCTGATATTACTTCTAGGATTTTTTATAATTCTTTTACAATCAGTTAGAAGATCCTTGAAGTCGTTTTCTAAATGGTATTGATGTAACAACTTAGATACATCGTCGAAGTTTTGACTTCTCCAGAGAATGTCTCTGGACACCTGCTCGAATGTGTCGGGTTTATATGTGACTTTCCGAAGCTGCAATTCTGCACTACTTAGGTTAAATTCGTATTCTTGATTTGGTAGCACTGTTGAAAAATTGGTGATTTTTAAGTTAGAGAATAGCAATTCTGGGAGTGTCTCTAATGTTGCAATTTTAACAAGGCCCAATATAAGGCCTTGTTTTTCTGCTGGCATATTTAGAAATTGCTGTTTGAACGCTGCCTCTTCTTCACTGAGTGCAACAATATTGTCTATTTGTACGCTGTACCCTAGAGTACTATCGTGGTACCTAACAGTTACTAGTTCTCCGGCATTGTACGTTTTTTTTCCGGCATGTTTCGTAGATGTAAACGGGACGATTACAGTATCGGGCATCTTAGCAAAGAAAGATTGCATCTCTTTTTTGATAACTGACTTATTTTGCTTCGAGTCCATCAAAACAATTAAATCGATATCTCCAAAATCTTGTTTCTCTGGATCAGATATGTAACTGCCCGATGGGCGCAAGTTCACTACGTTAGGAAACGTTTCTATTACCTTGGAGTAAGATTCGATAAATTTTTTGAAATCGGCTCTGTTTTTTACACGCAGCGCACCGGTTACCCCACTCATACATGCTCCTTCAATGTTGAATTATCTGGCAAGAACTTTCCAGTTAGCCCCAGTCTTTCTTTATTAGCAATCCAATATTGTTGCAGATCATCTGGTATGTCTGCTCTGGTACTATCGAGAATTTTAAGGTAGATGGCCAATAATTTCTGATAATCAGATTTCTTCAAAGATTGTTTCAGTAAGTTGTGTAAGTTGTAATAGTGTTGTGCAACTGATTCATCTATTTCAAATCCTAATCTATCACTAAGAGTTGCAAGTGCGGAGCTTGGTTCGGTAGCAACAATTATTCCCGTTTCCTTATCCTTGACTCCATTTACATGGTTAAACGATAAGTTCGCAACTTGAAATGCAGATAGCAATAGTTGAGTTCTATGCAACCCTTTAACATTTGATGCAGGTATGTACTCTGCAGAGTAATAGGAAAATTTAAGCCATTCGATATTACCGACCATCCAGTCGATTTGTACACCTTTGCCCAAGTCAGCATAATCGCTGTCGAATTGTTTGTATAGACCAAATAGGTTTCCGTTTGTTACTTTCTTTTCGTCGCAGTGCAGAATAGGCGCATTGGCATTTATATGCTCGGCTAAACATTTTAAGAATGCTTTCATTCTTAAGTCGCTATCAGTAGCAGTTCTTGCACGCCTTTTAAGGGTGTCAAATGTATTGTTGACATCGGAAACTTCTAAACCCCATTCTTGAATTTCATTATCGCCCAACAGGACTGCCGCATCAATACCCAAGTCGATATCGTTGGAGAAATCTTTTTTGCGCACTGACCCTAGTGTGCAAAATGCTCGTTCGTTGAATATATCAGATTTGTTGGGAAATATTGAAGATAGTTCTTCAAAGTATCGACTAAGTGTCGGGGTAATATGCTCTCGAGCAATCTTACTTGTTTTTCCTGCAAAAACATTGCCACCCATGGGCACCTCATTTAGATTAGAGGTTGATGAAAAGAATGATTAGATCATTCACCTAGTTTGTACTTGTCCTTAACGACATCGTCATAGAAATGATCGTGTAATTTTTGGCAGAGCTCTTCGCGCATTTCTTTATCAAATAGCTTGCCTAACTTTCCCTGAAGCTTTTGAGACTCGTAATACTCTTTGCAACCCTTTTTGACCATCGGCATGTACAATTCAATTGCCATTTCTGGAGTAACCTCCGGAAGTTTTTTGATTTTCCTAGCAATTGGGAAAAAGTAATCCTTGTGCAGTTTATTATGGTCTATGATGTACCAGAACAAGTTGTCTAATTTTACATTCTTATCGGCATCGTTGTCAAGCTCTGTTTTGACATTCATTGATTTACCAAAAAACTCGTTTAGTAACATAATGGATCTTCTTAGTGATTATATCGAATACTGCTTACAACACCTTGTTCGATTGTAATATGTCCTCTAACCCAAACAAAGTTGCCTATGAAATTGAACAAACTCACTGTTGGCTCTGTTCTCGAGGTATTATACTTGAAGTTTACAGATGTGTTCGATATATTAAACCAATCCGATTCAATTGGATTAGTTGCTAACGTTGCTTGCATTGTCACAGTGCCTACAAAATCTGGATTTAAGGTATACATTACCGTGTGAAAACCGTCACTTCCCGTAAAGTAACCGTCACCCTTAACTGGATCACTAATATATACTAACGTAGTAGTTCCTGTATTTGGATAGTCTACTACTACGCTCTTCCCAGTGTCTACTGTAAATTCGAGGCTTTGACTTAATGCTGGCATAGTATTATTTATGCCTATATAACGTCCTCTCTGAGTACCATTTCTTGTACTTTTCTTATATATCCCGACAAGAACAAGCTAACCATACTTAATGATTTTTCATCTTTGACGTTTATGAATGGACTTTGCACGTATCCAACGCCGTTCTCTAGCCACCTTTTAGTAGTCTTAGCTAATTGTACGCTGTCAGTTCTCAGTTCACACCACTTTACAAATGATTCTTTAACACCTACTGGCACTGACGTTTTCAAGTATACTTTGAACTTGAACCCGTTTTTAGGTAAAGAATCCCTTAGAATTTTCTTTTGTCCAGCTTCCAAAAGGAAATTCAGTTCTTCGTCGGTCGTTGGACCACTAATCTTAAAGATCCATTTATGAAGAGCAGAATCTATTTCTTCTAATACCTTTGGATCTTTGCAGAATAAATTAAAATGATTGTATTCTGTACGAATTTGCATGTCCGTTTGTCTCTCTAGGAACGGCCTGGCGATGTCGATGAATTCAAGAAGTTCATCTTTATTGATGTTCTTGCTATGATATGATAACATAGGCATACCAACACCTGTGTTACACCATTCAATTAAGCTGTCAATGTTGTCCCTAGAGATTCGTGAAGCGCCGTATATACGGCACTCCACTTTATAAGGCCATTTATTGTAGAACAGTTTACTCGATGGTAGCTTGCTGATCTTCGTTTTCATCGGTTATTTTATTTTCAACTGGAAGTACTTCCACTACCCTGAGCACTAGCGATTCATTCGCAACACTGACTTCGACTATCCCACCGTTGGTCAGTTTACCGAATAAAATTTCCTTACTTAGGGGCCTTTTAATCATGTCGTCTATTGTCCGTTGTAGCGGTCGAGCACCCATTTTGCTATTGAATCCTTTTGCAATTAGGAATTCGATTGCTTCTGCGTTTGGCTTTACATGAACGTTTTTATCTTTGATTAATGAGTTGAGTTCGTCAATGAACTTCTTAACGATCTTGACCATATTAGTCTTGTCTAGCTTGCCGAATTTAACAATACCATCCAGACGATTGCGGAATTCTGGGGCAAAGAATCTGTTAACTGCGTCTTTGGGATCACCGTCACGTTCTAAGCTACCGAACCCAACAGCATTTTTCTCAGCATCTGCTGCCCCGAGATTAGATGTCATAATGATAATGGCATTTCGACCATCTGCCTTTTTACCATTGCTACCAGTTACAAATCCGTTATCCATTAGCTGCAACAGTACAGTCAACACGCTAGGATGTGCTTTTTCCACTTCATCCAACAAAAGAACGCAGTTTGGAGTTTCTTGTAGATTAGTAATTAACTGTCCAGCATTATCTTCGAATCCAACATACCCCGGAGGGCTACCAATAAATTTTGCTACGCTGTGTGCTTCTTGATACTCACTCATATCAAATCGTACGAGCTTAACTCCCATTCCAAGTGCCAATTGTTTGGCCACTTCTGTTTTACCAACACCTGTAGGTCCAACGAATAAGAAGTTACCAACTGGCTTGTTAATTGCTTTTAGTCCAGCCTGTGCAATGAAGATCTTATCGAGGAGGCTTTCGATTGCTTTTTCTTGGCCAAATACCTTGCTTCGAAGACCTTTTTCTAGTCCTGCTAGATTTGAACCTTCTTTTGCATTAATGCTCTCTACTGGAAGGTTTGCCAGTTTTGCAACTTCGAACATAATTTCGTCATGATCTACTACGCCGTTTTCTTCATCTTTGACCTTGAATCTAGCACAGGCGCAGTCAATCAAGTCAATTGCTTTATCGGGCAATTTTTTATCACTCATGTATTTTACTGAGTATGTTACTGCATCCACAATTGCTTGATTTGTAATTTTGACATTGTGATGTTTTTCGTAATACTTTTTGAGCCCTTTAAGAATCTTGATCGCTACTGCTTCACTAGGCTCGTCTACAGTGACTCTTTGAAATCTCCGCATCATTGCACGGTCCTTTTCAAAGTGCTTACGATACTCTTCCCATGTAGTCGATGCAATGACTTTTAGTGTTCCTCTGCTTAGTGCAGGTTTGAGCATATTTGCCATATCGTTGCTATTGCCGTTTGCAGACCCGGCACCATTCATCATATGGGCTTCGTCAATGAACAAAATACAGTTCTTTTTCTTTTCCAGGGCGCTGATAACTGACTTTAGCCGTTCTTCAAAATCACCACGATACTTGCTGCCAGCGAGTAATGTGCTAATTTCTAGATTATAGACGGTGTGATCTTGAATGAACTTTGGAACGCTGCCGTCAATAATCTTTTTAGCAAGACCTTCTGCAATTGCAGTCTTACCTACACCCGGGTCCCCGATCAGCATTACATTTGATTTTGTTCGACGAGCTAGTGCAAGTTGCACTTCTTCAATCTCTTTTTCTCTACCAATAACTGGATCAATCTTTTTAGCCTTTGCCCTTGCACTGAGATTAGTACAGAATTGATTAATTAGTTTTTCAGATTGGACACTTCCTCTCGGTCCGTCAGTGTCTCTATCGTCATCTTCTTTGGCGTATTCTTTTTCTAAAAATGCTAGAAATTTGTCTTTATCGATGTTTGCTTGTTTGACAAGGAATGCTGCATAGCTCTTCTTTTCCGCAAACATGCTAATAAAGCAATCGACTGGCTCGATTACAGTCCTGCCTGTAAACAATACTTGTGTAAATGCTCGATTTAGAACTCTGTCGACTGTATTTGTTTTTCTAGGGCGATCAACGTTCTTATTTACGATGTCGGTCAATTCTTCAGAAATGTATTTTTCGATACTTTTAACAAGACTACTGGTATCTGTTCCAAAATCAATGAGCAACTTTGAAAACGATTCGTTGGTCACCAAACCGTGTAAGAAGTGTTCCAATGTTACGTATTCATGATTATGTTGATTTGCTAGAATCACTGCCGATTCAAAAATTTGCTCTAGATCTTTATTTGGTTGAAGCATTAATGTTTTCCTCTTTTTGCTTTTTTGATAGATAGTGACCATTTAAGTGGGCTAACCCTGTCTTGGTAAGTAATACCTTCCAAGTGATCGAACTCGTGTAGAAAGCACTTACATGCATAACCTTCGAATTCAGATTCTTCCCATTCACCGGAACTATTTTGCCAACGTGCCTTAATTGCACTAGGACGTTTTATTTTAACATAGATTCCAGGAAAGCTCAAGCAGCCCTCCTCTAAATCGTGTACTTTATCAGTACTTGCTACAATGATTGGGTTAAAAAATGCTCTGCTTGCTTCCGGACTGTCTTTATGTCCAATTACAAATACTCGGGCTCTGATGCCCACTTGGTTTGCTGATAGTCCTATGCCATTATGCTCGTACATTGCTTCTAGCATGGCTTTCTCTAGCTCTTTTGGATCCATTAATGGATTTTCGAAATCAAAATCGGGCATTTGCTCTTTTAAGATTGGGTCTGGGAATTTAATAAGTTTCATAATGATATTTAAGAAATAAGACTTCGAATAGTATTTTTTTGTTCTTCAGTTAAGTTCGTTGGTATAGAAATATTGATGCTTAGTAATAGTCGTCCTCTCATTCTAGGGTCCTCCTGTCGTACCATACCGTAACCATGAACATTCATTATTTGAGAATGTTGTGTTCCGGCAGGTATATTAATTTCAAGAGTTTTTCCATCTATAGTGTCGAATTGTTTTGTGCATCCTATCATTGCTTCCAGACAAGTAATGTCCAATTGTCTAATTAAATCATCACCGTTTCTTTGATACACGGCATGTGGTATGATTCTAATAGTTAAATGTATATCACCTCTTGGAGCAGATGTTATGCGGTCATCGCCCATTCCTGATAATCGAAGTACTGTACCATCCCTAACACCTGGTGGTATTTTTATTTCAAGAATTTGTTCTCTTCCAGATGGGAGGTGGATATTTGCGATTAACTCTTTGCCAGAAAATGCTTCTTCAAGAGTTATGTCAGTTTGCAGACTAATAGCTCTGTTGCGAACAGGTTGCGGCCGTGCCCTTCCAAAAATATCACCGAATCCGTTACCAAATGCTTGCGAAAAAATATCTTCGAAGTTTGGTGGCATTCCGTCATATTGTCCACCAAAATTAAATTTTGGACTTGGATTATCGTATTCTGCACGTTTTTGTTCGTCAGACAGTACAGCATACGCTGCCTGTATTTCTTGAAACTTTTCCTTATTTCCGCCCTTATCTGGATGGTGTTGACTGGCTAGCTTTCGGTATGCTTTTTTGATCTCGTCTGCCGTTGCATTTTTTGCAACACCTAGTGTAGTGTAATGGTCTGTCATAATAGAAAAAGGTATAGTAGATTATACTATACCTTTTTGTGTATGTCAAATGATATTACTTTTTCTTGGCATCTTCAATCTTAGTTCCCTCTAGTTTTTTGTGAACTTTGATCTTCTTACATACCTGTACTGGCTTGCCTTCTTTATTCATGACTACCTTGCCAGCTTTGTCGGTTTTATCTTTGCAAACTTCCTTGATTTCCGGTTCAGCAAATGCAGCAGATGCAGCAAAAAGTGTTACTAATGCTACTAATTTTTTCATATTAATTCCTTTGAAATGTGTTACTTAATATTAAATTTCTGGTTGCTCTGGTTGTACTGGTCCAGGCTTTCCGCTTTTCGATGTAAATGTCGGTGCTGCACCAAATGAGCTTCCACCGCTAAATCCGCCTCCCATTGCTGCCGGCTGTCCGAATGTCTGGGCAGCGGGTGTGGCAGCTGGTGCGCCAAAATTAGACGGTGCAGGCTGTGCGACTGCTGCTGGTGGTGTATATGTTGTTCCGACGTTTGCTGGCAATTGTAGTCCGCCATTGTTTGCTCCATTCATCTTTTCTTGTGTGCGTCCATAAGCAGCAATACCTAGCACAGCACCCATAGCAATATGGAATAGGCCTGCACCTTGTAATGTAATAGGTTGCCATTGCATATTGACTTGCCCCCCATTTCCTAGAGCTTGCACTAAACTCCATAAAATCGGGAATATAACAAAGTCTGCAATGCAGGTTAGCATGTATGTCCACCCCATCATTGGACGCCATTTACTATTCATCCAGTCTTCTTTTTTCTTTTCACTATCGCTCATTTTAGCATAGTCTTTTGCTGATGTCATGTTCGCTCCTTGTTGTAATTTAGTGTGCACCTAATACATGTAGTGCATGATTGTAGTGCTTGATTCGATCTTCTAATCCAATGTATCCGCCGTTAATTCTACGAGTAAGTTCTTTGATATCCCCGGCGTCCGCCCACTTGTTTAGGTTATTTGTTTCCCAGAACCAGCAGGCGCTTTGTGTGGCTCCTTCAAAGGTTTCCAAATATTCAGGAATCTCTTCTACAGGAGTCTCAATACTCATTGCAAACTCTTCGTAGTTATTTTTACCAGTTAGCTGAATTAGGCCACGGCCACAATAGCGATAACCGTCACCAGATTCTTCTGGACCATTGCCCATACGTCCACCGTATACTCGGTTAGCGATGGCTTGCTGTTTGTTAGGTAAAGATGCATATTGTGCAGCGAGTGCATCTGTTGGAAAATATTTGGGAAATATTTTTCGAAGAGATGCTGCTCGATAATTTAGATTCTCTTTAAGGATCCTAAAGTTTCCGCTTTCGTGTGCACACTGCGCAATAAATGCAGCAACACGCCTTGGGGTATTGATATCATAATCTGGCAATAGTTGTTCTAGTGCACTGTACCAATAGTCAATGTACGGGTTTCCTGGCAGCAATTCTGCTAGTTGTTCTTTAGTTAGGATACACTTACTCATTTTTCATTAGCCTTATCAAAGTTCTTTTTTTGAAGATCATACCAGTTAGTCCACCCTTCTTGTTTGACTGCACACTCGTAATATAATCCGTAATTTGATACTACGACTTTTAGCATGTCAGTAATTGACGTTTTTCCGGACTCGATAGTATGTAGTGGTGGACATTGCTCTAATAGTTCCCCGGGTGCATCTGGAAATTTTTGCTTAACCGGTACAACCGTTGAGCAAGCAGATAAAAATAGTGCGAGACTTAGTGCCACGTATCTCATTTGGCTGCTCCTTCTGCTGATTTATTTAGAGTTGCGGCGCTGTTGTGTGCATCTATAATTGCAGTTGGGACTGGACATTGTTCGATATACTTTATTACTTCTTTATCTTTAACGACCTCTTTATCAACGTACTCCACAATTGTTTTAGTCTTTCCTTGGATGACTTTAGTTTTTGTGACTACTTTTTCGACTACATCAGAGTTTATTTTTTTGCTTTCTTCTTCAGCTACTTTAAGTTTCTGTTCTAGTTCTGTTATTCTAGCTTGCCACTTTTCTTCGTTGCTTGCAGCACCAAGTGACCAAAGACTTAGTACGACAAGGAGTACACCTGCTATTTTCATAGGTAGAGCGTAACTTGCGAAGAACCTAGATATCAAATATGAAACAGCTCCGGCAACTAAAAGTAATATCCACAGCCATTCGGGAATGAAGCTCAACATCCAAGTAATTTGCCACATATTACCACCTATCCTTTTCGATAATTACTGCACGATCTTCGTTTCGTATTAAAAACTTATTTTCGATTTTATTAATTTCGTAATCGCCTAAATATTTGGTTAAGAAGAACATTTGACTTTGGCTAGCTTCGTCTAAACTTAGTTTTCCTGGCACTAGCTCCTTGACCTTATCGTAGTCGCCGATTGCAACAAATTTCGCCTGTACTGGGCTTGCGTATGGTCGGCTAAATGTTAAGGTGTTATTTTCATCTAATGAGATATCTGCAGAACCTTTATCAAAGAATTCTTTAATGTCTGCTTCCTTAATTGAGACTAGCTTGGCAGAGTACGCTTCGACAGTCATTGGGATATTTTTAGATACAGTCTCTTCATTGAACTCCACAATTGCCGGATCACTTTGATAACGAAACTTCCAATCTTTTAGTTTGCATAGTTGGCCGACTCCGCCCAATAACTCTGATAGTTGTTTAGGTAATTCGGGAGTTCGTTCGATTTCTACAAAAACTTGGTACTTACCATCTGCTTCTTCACCTGAACTCATATCTGCATCGAGGATGAAGTCGTAGCCCTTTTCAATAAATTCCATCATATCTATTGCAGGGTATCTTTCTTTAACCTTGAAACTAAGTACGACAACGTCACTGTCGTTCCCCATCTTGCTTTTGTATCTATCTACTGTAAAAACTTCCGAGACGTAATCTTCTAGATCACCATATCGTAATCCTTCAGAAATATTACGCTTCGGTGCCTGGTAATTCTTCTGCATTTTCTGGAGCCTCCTGAGCTGCATTTTCTACGTCGATGTCGTTTTTGCTGTACTTCATCAATTCTGCCATTCGGTTATTTTCTTTATTTTCCTTACCTACATAGACATCTTGCATTAGCTTTTTGGGCATAGTGATAGTTACAGTCCAAATTGGGTGTGCGTCTATTTTTCCCTTCTTTGTCCCAGGTCTAAAGTCGTCTGGGTCTTTAATTTTTCTAGGAAGAAGGATGTCGCTTTTTTCGTAAATGACCTGGCAACCGTAATCTACTAATCGTTTACCACCGTTGGGATCTGGCATGTTCTTTCGATCCCACATTAACTTGACAGTAACAGTGTATCGATTAACATCTGGACCTTCTATGATTTCACCATCTTCCCAGTTCTTAAACACATAGATATCTAACTCGTCAAGGACTCGTTCAAAGTCTTTCAATACTTTGAATGCTGAGTTATTTTCACTGAGTGTTTGTAAGTTCTTAATAACGTCGACTATATCGTGCATAGGTATTCTCTTTATAGAATATTTATCCTTGCAGGGCAATTAAATCAGTTGAACGGATTTTCGGTGTATTTCAGCTGGTATTTTTGAGTTACTCTTAAATACTTTGCAGGTTGATCATTATGATCAGGAGGTAAAATTGCCTAGAGCCAAAAGAAGAGAGCGGGATTTTTCAGTAGAAAAAGACCCGAGATTCCAAAAAAACGCTGAAAGTAACTTGATTCCAATCAAGCAATACATGAAGCGAAACCAGCAAGTCAGCATAGTTCCTAGGAACTTGTCTCAAGAGCAGTATTTAGAACTGCTTAAAAACCCAAAAAAATGCATAGTTTTTGCCATTGGTCCCGCGGGAACCGGTAAAACTATGCTGGCTGTAAAAATGGCTATAAAGCTATTTAAGGAGGGTGCTATTAAGAAAATAGTAGTTACTCGACCAGCAGTCAGTGTGGATGAAGAGCACGGGTTTCTTCCAGGAGACTTAAACGCCAAAATGGCTCCGTGGACACGGCCTATTTTTGATGTCTTTGAAGAATACTATCACCCAAGGGAAATTGCTAGTATGCTAGAAGATGGAGCAATAGAGATCAGTCCATTGGCATATATGCGAGGACGCACGTTTAAGAATGCATTCATTGTCGCTGACGAAATGCAAAATGCCACACCCTCACAGATGAAGATGCTGCTAACGCGGATAGGAGATAACAGCCGAATGGTTGTTACTGGAGATTTGAATCAGGCTGACAGACCCACAGAAAATGGGTTGCTAGAATTCTGCAATTTATACGGCCAAGGAGGTGATTATCGTATGATTGCTATGGCAGAGTTCGGTACAAAGGACATCGAACGTCATCCTGTTGTTAAGGAAGTCCTGCAGATATATAAAGAAGAAGATTGAGGGTATAAATCGGACAGCAGATCAACCTGCTCCACCGCTGTCCGATTTACTTATTTTAATCTAGCTAATTTGCAAAGTGTAGCAGCTAAGTTTATTTCACTGTCTGCACAGATAACGTGATCCACAAGCCCCTGTTTAATAATCAATAGTGCTTGATCTTTTGTTTCGTCAGTGTCGCCGAACAGATCGAGGTTATCATACATCCATCTATAAATGTCTTCCATTTCTTCAGGACGTGCTTTGCTACATAAAAGTTTTCTAGCTTCCTGGATCTTACCTTTCTTAAACAGTTCGACCATTGAGATTTTATAGTCGGCACCGTCGCTGTCCCCGATAGCAGGGGGAGCAAGGGCGAGATCTTCAGTAACGTTTTGTTGAATCAGATTAATACATTTTCTTAAATCTGGGTATGTAGATTTGACATACGTATCTAGGGTGTCTAAATCAAATTCTACATTCTCTGTTACCAATATAGTAGCTACTCTGGCTGTAAATTCAGTTTGATCAGTTTTTTCAATATGAAACCCTTGGCATCGACTATGCAGGGCAGGAATGATTCTGTTAGGATAGTTACAAGTCAATATGAATCTGCTAGTGCTAGAATAGGTTTCCATAACACCACGAAGGATTGCTTGAGCATTTGGAGTCAAATAGTCTGCCTCATCTAATAGAACAACTTTGAACGGACCAAACGGAATCATTTGTACGAAATTGATAATTTTATCTCGCACAGTTTCAACATTATTTTCTCTACTTGCGTTGATTTCTAGGATATCATATTTTTCAATACCCATCTCGTTCAGTAGAACTTTAGCAAGTGTAGTTTTTCCGATGCCAGCAGCACCACTGAATAACAAGTGGGGAATGCTCTTCTCTTTTACCCAAGATTCAACTTGCTTGCGCTGTGAAGAATCTCGGAATACGTATTCTTCAATTTTATTAGGTCTATATTTTTCTGTCCACAATTCTTTCATTCAGTTTCTACCTTTCTACGCATTTCTTCTGCTCTCTCGTCTGCTTTGCCAGATACCATAAACATGCACATGGCGAAAACGCCGATCATGCATCCTACGAATAGGCCTACAATAAAACCAATCATGTTATTTCCTTAATATAAACGTAAATTTTAACCATCTCTTAATCCGAGACCACAATTTGTAAACATCAAGCAATGGTGCTCGGTGCGGACATCTTCCTTGATTAAAATCACAAGAATGATGTATTTGTTGTCTACATATATTGCATTTCATAGTTTATCGCTTCTTCTCTGCTTCTGCAACTCTTTTGCGTAGATTACTAGAACTGAAACTATGATCCCGGCCGTTATAGACAAGGTCAATGTTTCTCTTGTAGCAGATTTCTTTGCCCGTAAATTCTTTGTCTTGATATTCAACACCTAGAATACGCACATTGATAGGAAGTGTGAGCAAGATATCTTCTAGATCTTTTTCAGTTTCATAGACAACAATTTCGTCCACATAACGAACAGCTTGTAATTGTATCTGGCGTTCTACAATACTTTGAACTGGTTTGTTCTTGGTGTCTGGACGGTCTATTGTTGGATCTGTTTGTAGTGCAGCAATAAGATAGTCGCAGTGCTTCTTTGCTTCAGACAACATAGCAATGTGTCCGGCGTGTAGCAAGTCGAAAGAAGAAAATACTATGCCAACTCTTTTTTCTTGTAGTTCTTTAATTTTATTGAATATCATTTGACAGTATTTTTATAATTTTTTTCTGTTCTTCTTCCTTTAGCCAATCTGATTCGATACTAAAGGTCGGGCATCTTTTAAGTGCATCATCTATGATCCACTTGAGTCTATATAAATCTTGTTTTGCGCTGAATTGCACATAACTATCCACTTTCATATCAGATGCATCATATTCTATGGCA